AATGGCTGAAGAGACTACATTAGAAATAGTTGTAGATAAATCTGAAATTTCTGAAGATGTATGACTATGTGTTTTTACATCAGCATTTTTAATAGTATTTAATTCATTTTGTAAACCGTTAATATCATCAACATTATGACTATGATTTGTGGGCGGATATTTTAATCCTCCAATAGAAGGAATATTGTTAGTAATTGGCATATATGTACTATCCTCCTTATAAACAAATTTATAATAAATTTGTTTATAAGTATTAAAAAGTATTAGAAGATATAGGCAATTTACCTATATCTTCTAAATATATTAATTACTTATAACCATATACAACGGCATGTGTATATTTATTTATTGTATTTCCTCCCGTGGGGTTAATAGTAATCGTATTGAATTTGGTTGTACTTGTCATATATCCAGTAGAAAAACAGATGCCTACTGAACATTCCATTCTAGACCAATGTTCACAACTTTTATCTGATCCATTTTGTCTAGGTACTAATGTTGATTCAATATAACAATCACTAAAGTTTGTTCCGAGATCAAAAGTAGGACCTGATGCATGAACACTATCTGAACTATATGTCATATTTTTAAATTTTAATTTATATCTATTATGTGTCGGTCCTGTAGAATCACTTTTAACAGTATCAAATCCAATACCTACACCAGTCATAGAACTACTAGTAGAAATATATGTAAATATTTTTATTTGTTTATAGTCAAATATATTAATAGTGCCTGTATTAATAGTCAACTTAGTTGATGTTGCATTAGTCGCCTGAACCTCACCCAACTTTACAATAGGACTACTCATAGTTGATAATGTATCAGATAAACCAGTAATATCTGATGTATTATGTGTATGTGTTTTTACATCTGCATTTTTAATAGTATTTAATTCATTTTCTAACCCGTTAATATCGTCTATATCATGAATATGACCAGATGGTATATTATTTGTAATTGCCATATTATACCTCCTATGTATATATTGTTATCGTTATTAATGCTAATTATATGAATTATATTAATGAAACATTTCATTAATATAATTCATATAATTAGGTTATAAAAGAAAAACATATATGTTTATAAATATAGATTTATATAGGAGGTTAAAATATCATGGGAGTCATAAATAATCTTCCTAATAAAAATAGTGGTAATAGTAGTTCCGGTGGAGCTTTAATTAAAAAATATCGAGTTGCTTCAGGATATACAGTAAACGCCGGTGATGTTGTTAATGTAAATGATAATAATGAAATTTATTCTACAAATATAAAAACTGTAGTATATGATGATATTGTAGTACCAAATAATAATAAAAATGCAGAATTTGTTCAAATTAACGATAATACAATATTTGCAGTATATCGTGATTCTACTAATTCGTATACATGTTATTGTATTGTAAAGTATATTGATGGTAATTGGACTGTTACATATACTAATAATTTAATAACATCGGGTACTGGTGAAAATTATGAAAAAACTATTGTTAAAATGAATGATTATAGATTTTTTGTTACTGAACATGATACTGATAATGAGCCGACTGGTGATTTATATTTCATTCAATTTAATAACGATTACTCATCTTCAACAATTGCAAGTATTGCTAATTCAATGAGCAATGATCGAGTAGTAGAAGTATATGAATCACTAAATGAATCCACATTACTTCAACTTGGTGGCTATTATAATGGTAACAATGGATATGTTGCAGTATACACTTTCGATGGAACTACAATAACAAAAGCCGTAGCTCCTAAGTCAGTATCTTCTTTCTCTTGTGGTGATGATCGTACGATAATAAAAACTGCAGAAAATAAAGTTATTGTATTATCTGAAGGCGGTAATAGTAGTGTTTCTTCTATATTTGGAATGACCTGGGATGGTTCAACTCTAACAACAAATAAGCTATTTTCAAATAGTACAAGTTCTGTACCATATGTAATATATCAAAATGATAATATAATTTTAGTATGTCATAGTTATGCTGGATCTTCATCAGATGCTATTTATAAAATTAGTAATATTACAGCAGATATCCCTACATTTGAGAAGGTAGTTACCACTAATTATGAATCACCACTTAGAAGCAATTCTAGTACTACTATGTATTTAACATCTCAAAATAATACTTCATTATTTATAAAAGATAATAATATTTATGAATATAGTGTAGATTTAAGTACTTATGCATTCAATCTAGTAAACACATACACATTCACTCACTTTAAATCAACTGAAATTACATCATTGGAAAAAGTGGAATCAGGAATTAAAATATTCGTGAATAATAAAAATTTTTATGATTTAAAATACAATTTACCAGTTACTGATAATGTCGTATTGTATAATTTAATTGTTTCTAGTTCATCTGAATGTATTGCATTAGAATCAGGAAATGAAAATGCTGAAATTAATTGTATTTATTCTGGTTCTGCAGAATTACCAGTAATGAAAAAAGGTGATAAGATTATTAGTTCTGGTATAAGTGCATATTGTCGTATTCCTGGAATTATTGAAATTGGTGCAGAGAATAATGAAAATTTCGTAATTGGCAGTTCCAGTAGTAGAAATATTGTTTTAGGTTTTATGCCAAAATCTATTGAAATTTTATTTAAAGGAACATCTGGTTCAAATACTGTTGTTACGACCTTTATTTCAAATCGTCAATTTTCATCTTACACATGTAAATCATCGGGTGATTCATATCCTACACATAATTCATGTAAAATTACATATAATACTGATGGTGTAAGTGTACCATATGTTAAAACATCTGAAGTTGGCACTTATCAATATAAAGCATACTTTTAATTAAATAAATCATATATAGAGATATACGAATAATTCGTATATCTCTATTTTTTATTATTTATACTATAAAAAACAATCCAGTAATAAAATCAATTAATGGAGGAATATCATGAAATATATTGCACATAGAAGATTTAAAGGAAGAGCAGCTTGTGGTGATGTTAATATTCCTGCAATGACAGAATTGTATTTAAAAGATAATGTAATTTATTATGAAGAATATCCTATTTGTTATTTTTCATCTGAGAATGCAAAGCAATATTTTACTGTAAATGAAGATGGACAGGGTATGCTTCGTGGTAAATTAACACAAGCAATTCAAAAGAAATTAGCAATACGAGATGAAAATTATCAGAACCGATGGAATAAAATCTGGGAAGATAATTTATGTGTTAAGAAATATAAGAGAAAAGATAGTGGTGAAAACTATTTCTTATGGGATACTGAGTTCTTTAATGCTCCTATTCTAGATCTACAGCATATTGCAAGTTTAATTGATGTAAAAGTATAAAATATAAGAGAATACTGTAAAAATACAGTATTCTCTTTTTATTAAGCTTTCATTACATAACAAAGTGCATAGTAAGGTGGTCTGTTCTCATGAGCTTGTCCACCACCAGTTTTTCCAATTGATCCGCTAAGTGATTTGGCGGATATATTATAATCGTTAGCTCTATTTGAATTTTCAAATGTCGTTGTAGCAGTCGATATATTAGTATAAAAATTATAATTACTACTGTTACTAAATGTATGTGTATGACTAGGCATTTGATTGGTCGTTAATGTTACAGTATCACTACCACCTGTAGCACCAACAGTATATGTACTACCAGCACCAACAATAAATCTATTTCGTAAATCAGGAGTACCATTAGTACCATCACACAGTAACCAACCATTAGGAATTGCATTAGATGCACCTGACCATAACACAATCATACCAGAAGGAATTCCTGAATTGTTTTTTAACGAATCTAGTTCTGTAGATAGTCCAGTAATATCTGATGTACTATGAGAATGTGTTTTTACATCAGCATTTTTCATATTAGATACATCAGTTTTTAAATTTTTAATATCTTCAATAGTATCTGGATTGTCAGATAATATATTATTTAAAATTGACATATATATTACCTCCTATGTTAATGAATTAATCGTGTTAGTATGCTAATTATATGAATTATATTAATGAAACATTTCATTAATATAATTCATATAATTAGGTTATAAAAGAGAAACATATATGTTTCTCTTTTATATTTTTAAGGAGGGAAATAGAATGGCTATTGAATCAATTTTTCCTGACAAAGCTAGTGATACATCTTCTTCATATGAAGTAGGTGATATGAGAAATAGTATAAAGAGTTATTTAGGTGAAGAGTGGGTATTATGTGATGGTCGTAAGGTTGATGAATCATTATATCCTGAAATATCTCAATATTTAGAAAAAGGTAATGCATTAGAAGAAAGTTATTCTAGTAAATATTTAAGTGATTCAAATACGGTAACTCCAGGTGGTATATATTATCACAATGGTGTTTGGTGTATGGTCGGATATGTATACCATACAACTGCTTCAAAAGCCACATATTATCCATATTCATACCATACTACCGATCCATCTGGTGAATGGAAAGAGACTAAAATGGGTAATAGTACCAGTTATATAACTGATGTATGTTATCATGATGGATTATGGGTTGCTTGTGGTTACGACAAAAGCAGTCATTATGGTCGAATTTGGTATTCTGATAATTTAGATAATGGATGGACTGAATATACTGCTACATCTAAAATGGATCGATTTTCATGCATTCATTATCATGATGGAATGTGGGTAATTGGCGGCACATATGTTAGTTATGAATCGGCAATATATTATACTACTGATATAAAATCAAAATCTTGGACTAGAGTAAGTTTATCATCATATGAAGATTACAATGGAATAATTTCTATTAATTACGTCAATGGTTATTGGGTTGCTGGATGTAAAGGTGCTGGTGGTATTTTCTATACTACTGATCCATCTGGTACGTGGAGTCAAATGCCTATTGGTAGTAATATTAGTACACTTTCAGGAATGAACCATATATCGTATTATGACAATAAATATGTTGTTATTTCGGGACGTGGTGGAAGTGGTGGTTCTCCACTTCACTTACATGTATATTATACACCATCATTAAATACTCAATTAACAGGACGTACTACAATACTTACAAATAGTAGTGCATATCGCAGTCCTAATGTATCATACAATAATGGGTTATATACAATTTTATCAATATATGATGGATATAATACATTATCGTATACTAGAAATCCATTAGATGCCTGGACAATTAAACAAATATCACAATATACAACTACAAATGAAATTTTATCAGAAATATATACAACTGGTGATCAAACAGTTATGGTTGGATATAATGGTAGTACATTTTATCCATATATTACATATACTGGGAAATCAGAATATATTATTCCTACAATAAATAATATTTCAGATATTAATACTTTTATTAAAGTGAAATCATCTAATAGTGGTTATAATTTACCTAGTGGGTATATGTTATTAGATTATATTGAGTCATCTGGTACTCAGTATATTGATACTGGATTTACACCTAATCAAGATACAAGAGCAGTATTAGATTTATGGGTAACAAATAATGCGAGTGGAAATGTAGCATTATTCGGTGCAAGACAAGGTACAAAAGTTACTACATTTGCAGTATGGCTTGGAGATGGTGTTGTTAATCCTCAGTATGGTTCTATTGCATATAACACCAAAACCTTAACTCTAGATTATGCAACACGATTAACTTACGATATGAATAAAACTGCATTTTCTGTAAATGGGCAGACTGTTACATTTGCAAGTGAAACTTTCTCTGCTGGATGTAACTTAACTTTATTATCTGTAAATACTGCAGGTGCTGTTGATACTCGTATAAGTGTAGGTAAATTATATTCTTGTAAATTATATGATAATGGTACATTAATTAGAGACTATATTCCTGTAATGAATGAATTTGGTGTAGCAGGTCTTTGGGATTTAGTAGAAAAGAAATTCTATGGTAGTGCTACATCTACAGCATTTATTGCTGGTAATATTTTAGCATAAGGAGGAAAATAATATGCCTCTAGTTTCTTCATTTTCCTCTGGTAGTTCAGGGGATAAATATCAAGTTGGTCAATTAAGACAGAGTTTAAGAAAATATTTAGGTGAAAATTGGGTAAAGTGTGATGGTAGTATTATTGATGAAACTGACTATCCTGAGTTATGTAAAAAAATGTACATAACATCAGATTTGGAAAATAATTGGGTTGCAAAAAAAGTATATAATTCTGCATCTGATATACCAAATATACAAAGTATATATTGTTATAACGGTACTTGGGCTATGATTGGACATCCCACTTCTGAAGCAACTAGTAAATATCCATATGTTTATTATACTAATGATATTACTGGCACTTGGAATGAAGTTAAATTTAATTTTGGTGGTGCACGTTTATATAATATTCGGTGTTATAATGGTCTATGGTTAATTACCGGAAATTCTACAATATATTATACAACAGATTTATCTAGTTCATGGAATAAAATATCTTTAAATGGATATTTATGTAATATAGAATATGGTGATGGGTTATATGTGACTGCGTATTCTGATACTACTAATCTCACAAATCATGTTTACTATACCAATGATCCTACTGGGACTTGGACACTGATAACATTACCTAATGTTAATTACTCCATATCTAAAATACAAAAGGTTATGTATGTCAATGACATATGGTATATATTTGCTATCAGTAGTAATAGGAATATAGTTTTGTGGTATACAGATGATCCTACTGGGACTTGGACTGGAAAATTAGTTACTACAGATAATGCATCATATTTATATGATATATGCTATCATAATAATATGTGGGTTGCATGTGGTGATACTACCAATAGTATAGACGGATATTCAGTTATTTGGTATACAAATGATCCTACTAGAACTTGGAATAAAATTCAATCAAATAACACAGATGATCCAGCTATAAAGTCAATAATGTATCATGGTGGTAGATGGATAGGTCTCACAGGTAAAGATTATTATCCATATATTTATTATACTAATCATCCTGCTGAAACATGGACACTAACTCAAATTGCTAAAGATGTTACCCAGTCCGGAACATGCATGTATATATACAATAACGATATTGTAATCGGATCTAATAGTACATCATACGGACCTTATGTAATTTATCATAATAGTTCATATTATCAACTACCTGAAGCAAATAATACTTTTATTAAAGTAATGGAAAATGAATATACATTGCCTACTGGTTATACCAGATTAGAGTATATTGAAAACAATTCTGATGCGTATATTGACTCTGGACTTGTTGTAAATAAAACTGATACATATGAATATATGATAGATGCATTGTTCACAAATGATACATTTGCTGGTGCAAATGGTTATATGCAATTTAAGAGTGGAATAGCATCTAATACACGATCTAAGATTAGAGTAACTTATGACGGTTCATCTAATGTAGAAAATATTTATGTTAATAATACATTAAATTCATCTACTGATTGGACCGATTCATATAATGGTACAAATGTAAAAATTGGTATTTTAAAAATGGGTAATGCTGATAATACATGGTACGATAATAATGCTCAGACTGGTAAAGTATATGCACAAAGTATTAAAAAAGATGGAAAATTAGTTAGAAATTATATTCCTGTAATGAATGATTCCGGTGTAGTTGGTCTTTGGGATCTAGTAGAAAAGAGATTCTACGGTAGTGCTACATCTACAGCATTTATTGCTGGAACTAAACTATCATAAGTAAGGAGGGATAATACATGGCTATTTTATCAAATTTTGATAGTTCTTCTAATATCGTTTCATTAGAAGGTTATGAACTAGGCGATGTTGAATCCTTCGCTAGTTCAGATATAGAGTTAGATGAAACTTGGTTAAAATGTGATGGTAGTAATGTTGATGAGTCAAAATATCCTGAATTATCTCAGTATTTAACCAATAAAATTGACCCATCTTCAAGTGGATGGACTGTGAAAAAAATAAACAATAATACCAAAATAAAATTAATGAGTATTTATTACTATGACGGATTGTGGGTAGGATGTGGATACACTCAAGCTAATAATTATCCGTGTATATTATATACGACTGACCCATCATCCACATGGACAACAAAAACACTCCAATCATCAATAATATATACTAATTCAATTTATTGCTATAATGGTACATGGGTAATATGTGGTGCTACGGGTACAGGTCTTCCAATAATATATTATACCAATGACCCTACTGGAACATGGACATATAAACAAATATCAACTTCTGGTGGTAATACTAATAGTTGTGATTCTATATATTGTTATAATGGTATGTGGGTAATTACACATTCAAAAACTAATGGGTATCCAGTAATTTATTATACAACTGATCCTACTGGAACATGGACGAGAACAGAAGTACAGACAGGATATTATGCTGGAATTCATAAAGTATATTGCTATAATGGTATATGGGTTCTATGTTTATGTTCTAATGTAAATAGTTATCCTGCACGTATTTGGTATACAACTGACCCTAGTGGAACATGGACACAACAAAATATAGACACTTCAGTGACTGTACAAATAACTGATATATATCATCATAATGGATTATGGGTTGCATCAGGAAAGCATTATTCTTCAAATTTTCAATACTTTTTCTATTCAAAAGATCTCACTGGAACATGGTCGTCATTTATGAGTGATTTCTCTACAACAAATTTTAATGGTGCTTACACTTATCCATTATACTGTCATAACGGTACATGGTTAATGGGTTCTACATCATATAGTACAAATGGTACATCAACTATATATTTAACATATAGTAATGATTTATCAAAAGGATATCAGGTTGTAGCATTACATAATAAAGTTGGTACATATGCTGTATTAACAGATATTTATGGTAATGAAGATACTGTATGTATAGCTGCATATGGTGATAATAGTAGTGAATATCCTTATATTTTATATAATAAGGGAAAATTAGTATTACCTAACACATCTTCTACCAATCCAAATACATACGTTAAAGCAAAATAAATTATTAGAGATATATAGATTATTTAATAATCTATATATCTCTTTTTATAATGAATATATTATGAATTATATTGGATATAATAAAATTCAAATACAGAAGTAAGTGTTCCTTGTTTAATATAAATGAATGGATAATCATGATATGTCATGCTATCTTTATATGGTGCAGAGTACCAATAAGTTCCAGTATATATTGACCCCGGTAAATGTTTATATGACATTTCACCATCTACCCAAATTGCAATAATGCAATCATTTTTATTTGGTGTTATTCCTGCCGCAGTAACATAGCTTGTTAAATTCAATTCCCCTTGATAATATTGTGCTGAGTGAATTTTAGTTATTTTCAACCCTTTTGTTGATTGTGTATTATAACCAAGAAAAGGTGCGAAGTTATCTATAATAGACATTTCTCATACATCCCCCTTATAAACAAATTTATAATAAATTTGTTTATAAGGATAAAAAATATTTAGAAGATATAGGCACTTTACCTATATCTTCTAAATATATTATAATTTAATATCGTACATAATACACATCAATATTATTAAAATGAGAATTATAATTCAATACAACACATGGATAATCATATTCTTCCTGATTATAATTCCAGTTTAATTTTTGGGTATTTCCATTATAAGTACATGTACTCATTCTTAAATCCATACGTCTAATAACCGATGAACTATCACTTGGAATGGTTAGTATTAGATCACCTTTTTGTGGTACGATACCTAATGCAGTTACATATGAACTCATATCAAATCTTTGATTATCACCAGTAACACTTTCACCAATAATTGTCGTTAATTTTACAATTGTACATTTCCAATCAGATTTATTGGATGAACCTCCACCTGCTCCAAGAAAAGGAGAAAAGCTATTTACTATAGACATATTTATTACCTCCTATAATAAATACTATATATTGTTTATGTTAGTATGCTAATTATATGAATTATATTAATGAAACATTTCATTAATATAATTCATATAATTAGGTTATAAAAGAGAAACAATGTGTTCATTAATATAGATTTAGATAGGAGGTAATTTATGTCTATTATTGAAAATTTCTCATTCGCTTCCAATATTGGGGTAATAGTTCTCTCGAATTATTAAAAACCACCACAATTTTATTTACTGGTGAAGCACCAGCTTCACCATATGATACAATTGGTATTGTACCAGAGTTTAATAATATTGATTTAAGTGAATATGAATATATTGAATATGAATTTTAGTGGAGTGATGACAGGTTATGGTACATCACTTACTTGTCAAATAGCATGTACGACTAATTTTGAATTTTTTAGTTTAAAATTAGATTCAAGTTCAGATACTTTAACTCTAAATGACTATAAATTGGTTTATACAAAAGACGTTATGAAAGTGGATCATGGAAATATACCACAGATTCTAATACAGCAACTGTTGATAAATCATTTGATAATATATTGGAATGGAATAATAGTACTTATGTAATATATGATCCACGTATATTATTTGTTAGAGGTTCTTCAACAACTTTAACAATTTTATTATACGGAAAGAAATGATATAAGACAGATATACATATATACATATATATATATATTCATTTTATATCATAAATTTTTGATAACAGAAAGGAGATATATGTATGCCGATTTTAAATAATATGTCACCTTTTATTGGAATAAGTGGTTCCAATGAAAGTTTATTCACAATAATTAAAGAAGAGACACCTTCTTCTGATTATAGTCAAGTCATTACATTTGAAAATGGTGCAAATGGTTTATATATAAAATTAGTAAATGGTTCTAGACATATATTTGATGCAAGTGCAGATTATTCTCTCATTAATGGATATATCGGTTCTTTAAGATATGGAAATAATTCAGAAATTCAACTATATTATGAAAATAATGGGGTTTATTTAAAAGATGATTACGAGTATAATATAAATCGATATGTATTAGAAATTAAGCAAATTAAATTTTAATATTCAATTAATATTTTATCCTATTAAACAAATTTATTTATAAATTTGTTTAATAGGAGGATAGAACTATGTCTATCGTCGATAATTTTTCTCCATATCTTGGTGGTACTTCCCTAAAATCCCAAACAAAAGGTACGGCAACTCCTGATAAATTATTAGATGGAGAAACTTCTTGGGTAAATGGTGAAGAAATTACAGGTACTATGCCAAATCAAGGAGCAGTATCATCTTCTTTAAATTGTGGTGGGAGTTATACAATTCCTGAAGGATATCATGATGGTAATGGTAAAGTTACTGCAAATAGTCTAGCTAGTCAGACAAGTGCTACTGCAACTTCTGATAAAATTATTAGTCCTTATACTGCATGGGTTAATGGTGTTAAATTAACTGGTACTGGAAGTTCTGGTTATAAAATTGAAACTGGAACTAGAACTATGGGAGGTTCATCAGTATATATTCCATTATCAACAATAACTAATGTTGAAGGATTTATGGCTATATGCGTTGATAGTGGTTCATCAAGTGATAATCCCGTTTATGGTGTAACATCATTATCAAATTATATTACATACACAGTTGCGGGTTCATCAACAACATTTAATAAAGCTAATAATTTTAGTATAACGTATGGAAATAAATATATTCAAGTGGATGGTATAACACAATCATCTAATTCATATTTTGTTGATGGTGATTATGCATATGTAGTTTGGGGTAATTAAATTTATTAGAGATATAGGATTTTATTATCCTATATCTCTAATTTTTCCTATATATAAAACATTACTTTAAATAAAGAAAATAAGAATAAAAGGTCGGTGAATACTATGAAAGAGCAACTTGCGGCATATCTTGTCATGGAATCAATGACTGATCCCATGCCTGTCAAGAATGTCCAGTTCCATAATAAAAATGATCTTTTTTATGTAAGATTTGATACTACATTACAGGATTTCAATGTCCGCAATCGTAATAACCGTATTTATATGGGTAATGCAATGATTCCTTCACTTATGGCTGAACATATCATGGAACTACAATCAAAGGGTTCTTGGGTAGGTGAAGCAGGTCATCCTATGTCTGATGATATTAAGAGAATCTTAACTATTGATCCTAAATTAGTTTCTCATAGAATCGTAAAGCATGAAGCAAATATGTCTAGATGTACTGGTACAGTTGAGACTTTAGATAATGATTTGGGTAGACAGATGACAAAATTAATTCTTCAGGGAATTGAGCCTGCTTTTAGTTTAAGAGCACTAGCTCCTCTAGTTAAGAGACCTGATGGTGTTAGTATTGTAAAAACTAAGGCACATGTAGTTACATATGACTGGGTTTTCCTTCCTTCTCATAAAGTAGCATATAGAGATACCTCTAAGCCTATTGAAAAGATTTGTAAGAATGTAATGGAATCTGGTAACGGTATGGATCATCACTCTTTACTACCTGTACAAGAAGCTATGATTACTGATTTCATCGCTATGGAATCTGCTAATGTAAAGCTAATTTCTAATGTATGTGAAGTTGCATTAGAATCTATGCAGTTAAGTAAAGATACCAGACATGTTATTTTAAAGGAAGCTGGTAATACATATATAGTTCCTTTAGAAGAAAAGATTAGAACTGATATTTCTCAGTATATGAGAAATATTTAAAATAAAAGGGGATGGAATAAAATGGATAAGAAAGTAATTAAAGTTTTTATTTCTCAGCCTATGGGAAATAGAACAGAAGAAGAAATTTTAAAAGAAAGAAAAGATATTGAAAATCGATTAAAAGAATTTTATGAAAATATTGAGATTATTGATACATACTTTACTGATAATGCTGGTCCTATCGAATGTCTCGGTAAGAGTATTGGTATGTTAAAGGATGCTGACCTTGTTGTATTTGCTGATGAGTATAGATTAGCAAGAGGTTGTCGTATTGAAAATATGGTATGTCTTGAGTACGGTATTAGATGCATTAGTAATCTATACAACGATTACTACTTAGAAAGTGTATTTAAATCATTCAAATAATATAAATTAGAGAATATAGGAAAATATCCTATATTCTCTAATATTTTTATACTAAACCTTGAAGTAGTAAAGCACCATTAATTTCTTCTAAAGATACAACTTCTTCAGTACCATGAAGTGCATTTTCTTTTAATGCAAATACAGTATCTTTAACAGTATTAACAGTAACTTCTTCTTTAGTTTCTTCATCAATATGAGTGTAGGTGAAAGGTAATTTTACACATACACCTTCAGCTTCATTCATGTTACAAGGTACATAAGACCCGTTTTGATGAAGCTTAATATATACAGCGGTTTCTGAATAACCGATTAATGAATTGTCTTTAGTAATTTTATACATAATATATTACCTCCATTTATGTTAAATGGTAATTAATGGAACGAAACCATAAGAATATGAACCTTCCATAGCACCAGCATATGAACTACCCATCTCATATAATATTGCACAATATTTACCAGCTTTTTTATATGAAGGAGATCTAGTCCACCATGAACATGGTGTAGTTGGATTATCATGTCTATATCTATCTTTAGAATTTCCAGCAGCATAATATGCTAATTGTTTTTGATAATTTTGCTCATAATTATTAGCTATACTTCTAGTACCCATTACTTCAAATTCAGCAGGAACATATACTGTTTCTGTTGTTGTTGTGACATATTGAGACATACTTAAACCACTACCAGTATTACATGTATAGACAGTTCTAGATCTTAATATTGATTGTAGCTCTGATGGTAATGTATTCTTAAACTCGGCACAAATTAATGTTCTTAGATTAGAATCTTGCCATCCTTCACTAATACCATCAGAATCATGGTCATGGTTAAAATAATCATTCATAATTGTACTGTTATATCCACTATCAACAAAAGCTATATCAATGCCATTAGTTAATGTAGATTTACCAAATCCGCAAAGTATATGAGATTCACCATTTGTTTCAACATCTTTATTATGATCAAATGCCAATATTTGCATACATACTTTTGTATTGTTAAAAGTTAATCCAATACCAATAGAGCCATTTAATGTTACTTCTTTTACATCACCAACTGAAAAATAATTAGCTGCAACTCCAGTATCGATTATGGTTTTAATATCTTCCCAAGATATATCATTAAATGGGGTGCCAATAGTAGGGAAGTTTGACGGTGCTACTAGAGGATTAACAATACCACTCATAATAATTTTTCCCATAATATATTACCTCCCCATTATTAAACTGCAAATATAGGACCGACGATATAGAAATATTTACAATCAATACTACTAATCGTTCCTGAATCACTAATAATTAAAAATTTATTTAATGAATCTGTTGGAACAGAACGTAAAAAACATCTTCCCCCAGATATACTTTCAACACTTGTCCCCTCATCAAAAATAAAATTTTTTAATTTACTATTTCCAGCAGCATAATATGCGTACTGTTTTTGATAATTTTGTTCATATTGATTTGCATATTTTCGAGTTCCAAATACTTCAAATTCTGATAATATTGGCAAATAATCTATAGTTGAAGTAACATTACTGGATACGTTACTATTTCCAGCTACATTATTTGAATATTTTATGATGGATTTCATAACAGATCGAAGATCTTCAGGTAATGTTGACATGAGTGTATTATTTACAGGATTTGTTGTGCATGTATCAGTTGGATTATTACCAGTACGCCCAGAAGAAGGAGAACTACCATAATTAGAAGGAGGTTGATTGGTACTTCCAAGAAAATCGTATCGTAAATCACATCCAGCCCATCCACCATAATTATAATTACCCCAATGATTCATATTAGAACCAATACCACCATTAGTTGCACTAGCCCAATAGTTTGTTCCAATACCTATATCATATCCTTTAACTTTACCAATACTAAAATGAATGTGGTTTTCGCCTTCTATTTCAGAATTATGATTTATGCCTAAAATATATACATCAATAGCATAATTCGAAAATGTTCTACCATATGAAGAATTACCCAATTGACCATTTAAAATGATAGTTTTTGTATCACCAACTGAAAAATAATCAGCAGCAATACCAGCATTGGAAATTTTACGAATATCTTTCCAACTCATATCATTTAAGTTAGTTCCGATTGGAGGTAATGCTATAGGCATAGTGGATTTTGACGCACCAGAGATAATAATTTTTCCCATAATAATACCCCCTTAAGCAGCAGAACCTGCAACAAATGCAGTAGAACTTGTACTTGCACAGAACTCTTTATTTACTAAATCCCAAAAACCAGCAACATTAGAAGAATTTTTGCAAGGAACATAATGTCGTATTAATGTACCATTATCATAGATTTGACAAGAATACATTTTAGCCGAAACATATCCAGAAATAGTTCCAGCAGTATTACATGCAAATAAAGCCAGATTAGTATTACTTTGGAATGTAGTAGCTGTCCATGTTTTATTATAACCATTAATTGTTAACGAATTCTTATTATAATCAATACTTAGTCTTTCAGTTATTGTAATACTTGAAAAAGCATATCTGTTATTACTACTACTATAGTCAGAATTCCAAGTACTACCACTTAATAAAAATACACTTTTTGAACCAGACGCTGTAGAATCACGACCTTCGAACAGCCATGCATGAGAAGAAGGTTGTGATGTAACCTGAGCATCAACAACAACTCGTGTATTCTGATTATGTTTAAAACCAGTGTCTAAATACTGGCTACCAGTAGATTCAATATATGATAATCTAGTATATCCGCTAGGTAGTGATATAATATAACCTGCATTAAATGCAGTTGAACTTGCACTACTATAGAATGTTTTACCAACAGTATCATACATACCAACAGTACCAGAAGAATTAACACATGGTACAAAGTTTCGAACTAATGTACCATTATCATAAATTTTACAATTTTTAATTTTACCACTGGAGCAGGTTTTTGCTGTACCAGCATCATTTGTACTAAATAAATATATAGAATAAGGGGATGAGAATGTATTTGCTGATGTGTATGTACCATCAGTAACAGTATCAGTTTTATTTACTGTAGTTACATCCTTATTTTTATCAATATGAGTAGCAGATGTTGATGTAACATATATTTCATGTGCAACGTTATAGTCAGTTCTGATTTTACTATTTACAAATAGCATACTGAAGTTAACATTGGTACTAGTTCGTGCACCAAAAATCCAACAAGTTGTACTTGTATTGGGAAAATCACAATCCATTACAACACGAGTATCTTGATTTGGATTAAACCCAGTATCTAAATATTGTGTACCGGTAGACTCAATATATGATAATCGAGTATATCCACTGGGCAATCCATTAAAACTATGATTACTACCTTTTCTTAAATATAGAATGTGGCCCATTAGACCACCTCCAGAATAAAGGGAATTTCTACAGTATTTGCATCACCATAGATATAAAACATAGCACCACCATCCACAGTTTCAGCATCACCATTGGTGATAAACTCTAAAAACTGATTGGTTTCTTCAACATAAGCAGCATAACCATCAGTAGTTCTTTCATGAGTATTAATGTTATCTGCCTTACCAGTATGCTTTGCAGTAACACCTTCAATAGCAACAAACTGAGTTTTAACACCAGTGTTTTCATCCTCAGTCCAAGTAGTACTGATTACACCAGTAAATACTTTTGCACCAGATCCACCACTGTTGTTATTTAACATAGGAATAAAAGCCATAATATACTTACCTCCTAAATTTATTTTTAGTCTATTATAATAGACATATATGTTTTTCTTATAGATTCTTATTATATGTATTTCATTAATGAAACATTTCATTAATGAAATACATATAATAAGCTTCAATTTAAATAACAATAAATACATATATTCATACAGAAGGGATGATTGAATATGAGTTTTATTCCTATGCTAATCAATAATTCGGGGAGTAGTAATTCGGAAATTAAAATTGGTGCATATATTGGAGATAGTAATGAATCTCAAATAATAAATTTAGGATTTACACCTTCAATTGTTTTCGTTGTGTGTAAGGAAGTTATTCATGATGATACAGGGGAATATAAAGCTATTGCATTGACTAATAATCCTGCAAAGGCTACTGTCACGCGTCTTGAAATTGTTGAAAATGGATTTAAGTCATATTATTATAGCAGTACAACAGTTGCAAAATGTTCCATGCTAAATTACGCTAGTTACAATTATTTATATATTGCAGTAAAATAACTTGTTATATTTCAATTAATATGAGATATTCATATACTAAATAACTAATATGGTTTTAGAGATATAGGTAAAATTACCTATATCTCTAATTGTTTTTAACCCTTGAAAACAATACTGTAATATTAATATATACAAGAAATGGGGTGACTAACATGCAGATTAATATTAATAAAAATAGAATTTTACAAGCAAAAATTACACCTAACATGATTATTCAGGAACATTGTAATCGGGTATGTAATAACCCCACACCTGTTAACATTTCTGAATTCATGTTAAATTTTAAATCACTCCCTAGACAGACTATTTTAGAAAATCTGTCATGTTTATATAAAATCAATACAAAGCAATCTATTAGTTTTCTAAATCATATTTTAGAAAATTCTAATCTTTCTGAAGAACAGTTACAAGAATATTCTTATCATATAAAAGAATATATTCTTGAAAATGATATGGATGAATCATCTTATGAAGATACTTTTAAATTAATTGAAAATTTAATTCAGGATACAGATAATATTGAAAAGATCAAAGAGTCAATTAAGTATTCTCTTGCATCTGATAGATTTACAAAGCATTATGCTTGTGAATCTTATTATCTAGATACTGAATTAGATATTATTGCTTATAATATTAATTACAATCCTGAGACAATTACACAGTTAGAATTATTATTAAGAAAGATTAAGATGTCAAAAGGTGCTGAATATTTTAATGAATTCCCTGGTCTATTAGACAAATCAACAAAAATGATTTGTAATATTGAAATGAATATGACTGGTGATGTATTAGAATTGGTTACATCAGTACCTATTGTAATTGCTGAAAAATTATCAGAATGTAAAGTTCCTCCTACTCAGGCAAAGAATTTTATCCGATTAATTGATAAGCAAATTATTACAATGACTAAGACATTAAAAAATAATGCAGGAACTCAATATAATTTATATTATTCCTATTTACAGTCTTTGCAGAAAGCAAAAGAAATTCTTACTAATAGAACTACTACCAAGGTATTAGAACACATTGCTGAAATGCAACCCGATGTTATTTATTCTGATGGTGTATTAGAAGATATTGCTGCTGAAATTGAAGATTCTTTAGTCGATATTTTCTATGATCCGGAATCAGAAAATGATATGAAAGTAATGGAAAATTTCTATAAACTTTCTATGAAATATACTAATTTATTAGAAGCTAAAAATACCGGTGTAAGTAAAGGTGTTCGAAATGCTGCTAATAAAGTAGGTAATGCAAATAGAAAAGTTGCTAATAAAGTAGTTGCTAAAGCACATGATAGTGCTAGGGTAAAAACTACAATATCAAAATCTTTTGATCCTCTTGTTAATCTTATTAATAACACAGTGAATAAGATTAAAGAACAAGACAAAAAAGAAAGAACTGACCGTATAGTTACTGGACAGTTTAGTTTTAAATTAAAGAATGTTATCAAAAAGGGTATTGGTGCAATTGCTTTATTTACTGTAACAAAAGGTGTTGTTGCTTCAGCAGTTAATCCTCTTGTTGGTGCAGTAATTGGTGCAATTACATTATATGCTGCATTTGGTAGAGATAGAAAATTAGATAGAAAAACAAGACAAAAAGTCATAAAAGACTTAGAAGAAGAATTAGTTATTGTCAATGAAAAAATTGATGATGCTAAGGGTGATGGTGATAAGCAGGCAAAATACCAGCTTATGAGAGTTCGTTCTCAACTAGAACGTGATATTGAACGAATTAAATTCCATCTTGATGAGTAAGGGGTGAAAATTCGTGGCAATATTTAATTTTAGGAAAAACATATTATTAGAAGCTGAAAAAGAAACTATTGAAGTGGAAGAAAATGACAATGTCGATTATACCGAAGATGTAGAAACTCCTGAAGATACTGAAACCACAGACGATGAAACTCAAACTGAAGAAGAACCAACTGATGATACAGAAACAGATGAACCTGTAGAAGATGAAGGTACTGATGAAGGTGATGATACAACAGATTATACTGAGGATATCACAGATGATACTGCTGGTACTGATGATATGACTGGTGAAGAATCTCCTGAAGAAACATCAGAAGAACCTACTACTGAAGAACCATCTGAAGATGATATCAAAAATGCAAATTTATTAAAAGATATTATTACATTATATTATGAAGTTATTAACATAACTAATAAGATTGATAATATTATTGATATTAATTTTGATGTCAACCAAGTCTGTGTTAAAGTAAAAAATAATTTAACTACTTTAAATGAGTACCTTTATGATTTAGTAACAGGACCATTTAAAACAAATACATATGTTAAAAATTTATATATCTATCAATATGCTCTTGAAATTGTTAAAATAAACATAGAAATGTTTAGAAATATCAAAGATTTCAATTCTATGTAATATAACATTTATATAAAATAATATATTGTTTATTCCACAGAAAATAGTGAATTAGCTATATTTATTTTTATTTTACGATAATTCACGATATATTTGTTTTAACAAACAAATATATAAAAATTAGAAAGGATGTGTATCTTATATGTATGAATATCTGGATCATTCCGATAGCGTAAAAGTTATCGGTTCTTTTTCACTAGATAAGAATGCAGATTTTAAAAACTCCGTAAAGCATCTATTTGAGTCTTTCCAGAGCAGTTATCAGGTAGATGCAATTTCTGATATTACTAAGATTCTAAGAGTTGATGCTCTAAAGGAAGCTTATAAGGAAGAGCTACTACATGACGTTATGGAAAGTAACGTTGATGATGATTACTATGCAACTATGCCCGAGAAGCTAGATCAGCTATTTGAGAACTCTTCTCTAGAGCTACTACGCGAGTCTGGTGTTGCTGCACTAGCACCTATCGTTGGTATTACTCTACCCATCCTAAAGAAGTCCTACATTGAGGGTCATTCTAAGGATATCGTCATGACTGAGGTTCCTACCAAGCCCATTATTAAGGCTGCTTATGAGCGTAGATTCCTAAAGGATAGAGATGGTAAGAAGTATTATATCCCTGACGTTTTCTACAATGATTCTTATAAGGCTGTTATGTCCCAGGGTAGAGGTAAGCCTATCTCTAACAAGTGGTATCCTGATGGTACTGCAGTTACTGCTTTCCCCTTCATGGACCTAAACATCCTAAATGAGTCTGGTGGTACTATTCAGACCAGAGACACTCTAGCTATGGACTTCTGTGTTCAGGCTGTTAAGATGACTGTTGATGGTGCTGAGCAGACTATCAATGTCAATGTATCTCCCAACATGGCAGCTAATAGTTCCTTTACTGCTGAGATCAAGGCTACCAATGCTGCTGGTCAGGAAGTTAAGGATATCCTAACTGGTCAGGTTGACTTCTATCATGGTACTGTTTCTTGCGGTTCTATGGCTGGTCTAATTACTGCTGTTCAGTTCGGTGGCCATATGTCCAACGAAAATAACAACGAGACTATTGAGCTAGATCGCGAGAGAGAACTACTCGAGTGGAAGATTCCTGATGGTGTCCGCATCAATACAGGTCTAACCCTCGAGAAGATTAAGGATTACAAGGCTCTATTTGATTTCGATATTACTACTGAGATCATTGCTGATATGTCTACTGTTCTATCTCAGTATGAAGATAGTGAGATCCTAGGCTATCTAAATGATCGTTATGATTACTGGAAGAACCGTAGTAATGATCTACTACCTTTCGGTTACACTGATGGCTTCACTGAGGAAGCATACTTCTCTTGTGAGCCTCCTGCAAACAAGTATGTCACTCGTTCTATGTACATTGAGACCGAGCTCAAATATGACCTAAACCGTTTCATCGATGAGCTAAAGGTTAAGCTACGTGAACAGGACCTAATGTTTGTTGTTTATGGTCATCCCAACAACATCACTTTAATCCAGGATAATGTCCGTTGGATTATTGATGAAGATACTAAGATTGGTGGCATTCAGCTAGACTATCGCTTTGGTGTCATGACTGCTAACAAGAACCGTATCCACGTTATCTCCACTATGAAGTGTCCTAGAGGCCGTGGTCTACGTGTTGTTGCATATCCTCTAACCAAGGAAATCATCACCTTCAAGCACTATAAGTACAGTCTAAACATTGAGAATGCATATCGCAATCCTATGACTCCTCTGATTCCCAACGTCATGGGTACTTCTCGTTTCATTACCACTGACGTTCTACCTGTTCAGGGTGAGTTCCATATTCTTGACAATAAGTTTGCACTAAATCCTCCTATTGTCCAGAATCCTGAGACTGCAACCCAGGCAGCAACTCCTGTTGTCAGCTTAGCTGCAGGTACTTATGAGGGTATGAGAACTGTTACTGTAAGTTCTCCCACTCCCGGTTGCACCTTCTTCTACACTGTAGACGGTAACGATCCTGCTGTTGGTGCAGGCACTAACGCAGGTACCGGTGTTGTCTACAATGGTGCTATTACTATTTCTAGCTCCTGCACACTTAAGGTTATCGCTGTCCGTGACGGTTATCTACCCTCTGCAGTTGCATCTGTTGAATATACTATCGAATAATATAAACAATATTATAGGTAATGTATCTCACATTAAGATAAGGAATCATATTCCGAAACCTCCATTAAAGTGGAAGTACCTTCATAGGTACTTCCACTTTATTTTTATGCAATTTAACATTACTGTAATAGTTAATGATGAAAGGCGTGAAAATATATGCATGTAAAATCTGAAGATTTTTTATATATTGAAAAATGTATTGCTACTGTAAAATCTGGTATTGATGTAAAATTAAATCTAGATAAAGTTGCAAATACATTGAATCGTTTATTTGAACTAGAACTAGAGATTGATCTTGTTGAGAATGATATTGGTAGCTTCTTTGGTGTTAATGTGTATCCTGGTGAAAAGTTACTTAGACATGTTACTGCTAATGTTGTCGGTAATCACTGTAAGACTGAAGAAGTTGTTGCAAAGTGGTATGAAAATAAGCATTGGTACATTGAGATTGATAGTATTCTATTATCTGAATTTGGACTAAATGCAAGTCCTGCTGAAGTTACTGCATTAATTCTACATGAATTAGCCAATGTCATTTATTTTGATAGAATTCCTATCAAATTTGCAAACATTGTTCGTTATAACGTAATTGGTTTGAACTACACACTAAAGACATTAGCAAGAGATGATAAGATTAGAACACTATTCTATTTTGCTTTAATTGAAGCATGTACTGCTAAGAACTATAAGCTTGAAACTACATATGGTGACAATGATCCTAATGAGTTTATTTATAAGCATGGTTATAGACAGAACTATGAAGATTTTGTACATAAGCTGATTAATACATTTGGTAATAGTCTAGTTGATAGATCTGATAAGGAAGTCGATAAGGATATTCGGTCTATCGTTAACTGGTGTATTACTAATATTAAACAGTTGGAACTAAGAAAGCAGTCTTTACGTTTAGCATTAAAGACTGAAATGCTAAAAACTCCTAGTTATTATATTAAAAAAATGACTCAGGATATCTATAGAGGCTTCTTTGGTTCTGCTTTAGATGAATATAGAGTATTACTATCTGAATCTTATCGTGAAGATCCTAAGGATGTTTATGGTGAGCTAGTTGCTGAGCAGTATTTATCTAATCATGTAAAGAGAATTGTTACTGAATCTGCTAAAAATATCTGGGATAAACGTGGTAATTTAAAAAAGATTACCCAGGCAGATATTGATATTTTGTTTGTGGAAGCACAAAAAATTGAATCGGTTGATGATAAAATTTATTTACTCGATAAATTATACAGTCAACTAGATATTGTCGAGATTGCACTCGATTATTTAAATAGTGCTGATAGAGAACTATCTTCTAAAGTAACTCAATCTAAAACAACTTTAGAAAGTTTTAAAAAGCAATTAAATGAAATCAGAAGTACTATTCTAGCTACTAAGATTATTGAAAAGAATTATGGAATTTTTTATCGGACACCTGTAAATTACCAGGGCTAAGGGAATCTCGAATATAAACAAAAAAGAAATGGGTAGAAATTATCTACCCATTTCTTTATATATTTTTATCTACGTTCACTGTTTAGAAGCAAATTATTGATATATTTTACAACCTGAGTATATCCTATTCTAATAATAGGAGGCTTGTTTCTATATCGATGAACGAAGACACAATTATACTCTGTTGTATCAAGTTTCGCTTCAGACTGAAATCTTCTAAAATTCATTTCTAGCCAACATCCCATATAATTTATTTCTAGTCTATTATATTTATCATAATAAACTAATGCATTACCAGTTGAAGATATACGTGATTCACTTAATGCAATATTGATTAATAAATGTACCGTTGGGTCATTTAATACATCATCTTCAATACATTTTAGGTTCATTCTTAAAGTCCTCAGGATCATATTGGATATGAGTTTTGATAGTCTCCTGTGTGTAACGAATATATTCATCACCATTTAAAAATTCAATGAACACTACTTTTGTACTAGGCATAATTTCACAATGCATAATTCTACATACATCTTCATAATCATTGACATAATTTACTTTAATTAGATTGAGCTGATCATATACTAAAACCATATTATGGTTATTAGTGCGGGCGGAATCTAAGCCAATTCTAATTAACTCGTTGTACTTCATAATAAAATCCTTTCTTTTAATAAATCATTTACATGATTTCAATGTGTATCTTCATATATTAATGAGCATACGATAAGATACTAGAATAACCACGTATGAGCATTACTTCACCATCTTCTTTACATACACCGAGAACTACTTTTGAATCAAAATCAACCCGTTGTAACATTTGTCTAGCTTCATATGTACTGTCTGGATATTTCACAAATGTGTAATTGCCCTGGTCATATACAAGTACAAGCTTACATTTCTGATCATAAATTTCTTTTATTACAATATTAATTAACTGACCGTAATCCATAAATAAATCCTTTCTTTTTAATGAATCATACAATCGCTTTCGATATATGCAATGATATCACCAATACCACTGATAATAGTAACATCACCATCTTCTGTATCTAAGGATACAAAAATAGCATGTTTGATGTTAGTATAATATGTGATAAAGAAGTATAATTCCATAATATCATCAAATGTTTTTATACCAAGTTCAATATCATTGCTATATACAAAAGCCATTTTGTTTTCAAACTCAAATATTTGAGTTAGTGCATTGGCTAATAGCGGTAGTTCTTCTTTAGAAATTTTCATTGGTTTACATACTCCTTATTATTTATTAAATACTCACGAATAACATCTTTATCAGTGAGCATTCTAGTGCCATTAATTAGCAATACGAAATTATAATTATGCTCATCATCTAAGATTTGAAGCATCTCATCAATGGGTCCAGTACATTTACAAGTATTGCCTAACCACATATATCCGAGTACATATTCAGGAACACAATCAAGTTCATTTAAGAAACGTACTAATTCAGTTACAACTTCTAAATCAAAATCAGTAATAGTTTCTTCTTTTTGTTTAGATTTAATAACCGACATATTATATTCATGAATAGCATCTTCAACATTGTAATTGATATCGAGATCTCTTGCAATGAAGATGTGATACGTTCTATCAGTTGCTATATTTTCATAGTCAAATTCTTCACCATACTTGACATAAGTATAATGACGCATATCATACTTATCAACATAGCAATATAATGCAGAAATATTATCATTGATACTATCTCCAAATATAGCATCTGCATTACAGATAAAATTTTCACGACACATAGTAGCAGATTGACTATTAAAGATCATAGCATCAATCTTAGTCATCATTTTTTCTTTATTCTCATAGAAAAGTTCGATGAGGTCTAACGCATAATCACCATCAATAGAAATGGAATATCCATTTCCAATTGCAGTTATCTGCACTTGATCCGGAGAACTATTGGTAAGATTAATTGCAGATTTAATGGAACCTAGATAATTATCAGGATATCCTCTTTCACATAAACGATTTTCGATGAAACTGATTTCATCTGCACTAGTAAATTCAATAGTAAACTTCATGATAATATCCTCCTCAATATTTGAACTTATAGTTCTTTAAAAATTTAACGGCTTCTCCTCGAGTATAAATGACTCTCAAAGTATCAGTATCTTCATCAGATACAACGAGAATACTTTTTTCGTGTTTGATTGATTTAAACTTCTCAATAGCCTCATTGACATTATTACTGTTGATTACTACAGGATTTGAATATCCGTCATTATTTTCAACCATAATGACATTGTCGGAAAAACAATAGTTATTCCACATCATCATAGCATCAGATACTTGAGTTGCACGTTTGATGACAATTGTGCTTGGTTCTGTTTTTATGTTATAAACGTTTTCGTTTTTTCTAAAGATGTCCCAAATGTTCATGATGTTTCTCCTTATGATGGTAATTTAATGTGGTTTATAATACTGGTCCATTTTAATGGGTCAGTATTTACATATAAATCAAAAATTGATAAAGATGATATACTATCATCTTTATCAATATCGATTATAAAATTATTTCGTACTCTATGTATAGAAATACCATTAAGTACAAAATCTTCTGTTTCTGTGAGTTTATATAACTCATTGAATAGTTTTTTCGATGGTCGAAAAACTAATTTATAATTTTTTATATCTGTACTGAAAGTTAAATGTACCATATAAATCCCCCTAATTAAATCATTTATTCTTACTACTATTATAATATATATTTATAATATTAGAATAAACGATTATTGAAGAATCATATTAATATAGTTCAGTATCAATAATTTCAATAGATATTAATAAATTGTCAGTAATATGAATTCCCCAAATTTGAGAATATTGAGTATCTTCATATTGTAATGTGTAAAATGTATCATCAACTTTTAATATACTGGATTTTACATCTTCTGGAGTTTCCCATACATGAGGATGGTATTTTGACATATATTGGTAAAATTCACTAATAGGCATATCTGAATAAATACCAGGACGATCATCATCACTATATGTTAAACGATATGGTTGTTCATTTGTCATAATCACACCATATACTTTATCATTATCGGTATACTCAGAGTTACCAATAACCCAATATATATTTTGACAGTACATTGTATTGTGAATTACAGTAAATCCTGTATTATTAAAGTTTTCAATAATTTCAAAATTATCATCTATTTTAAGAAACATATCAACTGTAAACTCATTATAATAATGAGCAGATCTTGTTATTTGATAATAATGATCAAATACATCATTATCCCATCCTTCTGGTGGTGTAGTACCTTCAAGATATTCAGATGCTTCAATAGTAGGTTCTTCATCTTCTTTTGTTGGAATTTCTCTTTCAATAATAACAATTATTGATACTACTAATATTGTAAATCCTATGAGAACTGCAATTCCTATATTTTTTAAATTTTCTTTCATTTGTTAACACTCCATTTCTATTTTGATATAGTTATAATATATAATTGAAAATTAAGTTAAAAAAAGAAAGTGGAAAACCACTTTCTTTTTTTGTTTGGATTACTCCTTATTAGCTTCCTTGACGGACTTGTTGTGAATGGACATCCATCGAATGATGTTGTCTACATACCGCATATCATACTTATGGACAAGATCAATCAGCATGATATGATCATGATTGGTAATCTCATTGTACACATCATAATTGATCTCATTATCGATGATGGGAATAATAGTGATGTGTTCGGTCTTAATGACCTGATCGTCCTCATTGTCATAATAGCAGAAAGCGGCAATCATATTCTTGCCACCATTGTATCTCATCTCATCATTACGACGGAATTCAGCTTCCTTGTGCATCCGATGCTCGAGCATTTCGATATCGGTTTCTTCTTTGATCTCAACTTTATTGATGGTCTTGTTGTGCTCATCGATAAGGGCTCTGATCTCATCGATATCATCAGAGATCATACCAGCTCGATCACACAGGACAGCTTCCAGGATCTCATCGTCGTAGATGATGAACTCATAACCAGTATGGACGTATCTGGTTTCCATACCACTAGTATAGGTACAGAAAATATATTCCACACCATCAAGTTCATTTTCTGCAAACTGCTTCTTGCAGTTGTTGATCATCATGGTTCTGTGAGTGATATTCTTTTTCATCAGCTCAACATAACCTTCAATAGTGTCCTTGAACATGTGATAGATCATCTTAGCGGTACCGATCTTACTTTCACAGAATCGGATAAGCTTAGTGATGATAGTATCATCAATGGTGACGATGCCACCATTAGGTAAGTCAACAATAGATACCTGGTCACAGATATCGTTGATCTCAGTCTTGGACTTAGCGAACACGTCGCCTTCAAAACCACAAGCTTCAGCAAAGCTGTTGATTGCGTTCTTCTCCTTAGAGGTAAAGGTAAAGTTGATCTTCATGATGTTTTCTCCTTTTGATACTTTTTTGAAATTTGATTGAGAAGGATCATAGAAAAATATTCTAATATTTCCTTCTTATTACTATTATAATATATATTTGAAAGTGTTGACTTTACGATTTTTATACCATGACATATAAATATCGTAAAATACTTTTCCATTCAGTTGGATTTAATTCTGAATATAGCTTCATGAGCATATCCGTAGCTAAATCATCATTGATTATTACAGTATACTCTTTTCCTTTCTTTTTAACCATGATTGGACCGTTATCCCAATCTCCTATTTCTAAAGCTTCTTCTAGTTCATTTACCAACTCTTTTGTTGGTGAAAATAAATATGTGAATTCATTTGTTATTAGGTTTATCATTTTATATCATCTCCAATTTATGTTGTTAATCGTTGTCTGTTACAAAAGCACCATTTACAATTGCTTTAAACAAAGCTGCGGTATGTTTATTTGCATTATCCACACTTTGATTCAATAGATTGTGATACTTCTTTTCAAATTCTTTTGCTTCTTCTAGTTCATGACGAAGTCTTCTGTTTTCATATACGATGTCTGCCATGCCGAGAATCATTTCTTCGACTCTAAATCGTCGTTCCTCAGCAGCAATTTGTCTAAGTTCAGATATATCCATATTATTGCTCCTTAAGTTATAATAATAATAATGTTATCAATGATTTGATAAAGTCTTTTCAAATTCTGACTCAGTATTATCGATAAAGAAACATATACACTTATTGCAACAGAATCTTTCATTTATATCTTGTATTGTAGGATCATCAAAAAGATTTACTTTATATTTCACGCTTTTGTCTGTCCCACAAAAATAACATAGAACTTCCTTCCTTCCTTTTCTCTCTATCAATTAATTCAAATCTCATATAATATACCTCTATTTTTATTTATATACATATAAGCGTATAAGTTTTGTATATACTTTCTTTCCAAAGAAATAATATTGATGCCAACATCCAACGAAATTATCTTCAATTCTTTTTTCAAAAATTTTCATATTTATTACCTCATAAAATATGTACTTATGGTTCAATGGGATGAGAATTATATTCAGTTTCCCATTTAGTTCCATAGAAATTCAATCCTTCAATCATAAATCGAGAAATTTCATCTAGGATCTCATCAGGAGTTTCGCGAATAAATCTATCCATATTTACAGTGGTTCTGTCATGATTATATTCATCAATAAACTCCATAATTTCCTTAACAGTGATATCACTTCTTTGAATTTTATAAAAATCAGGATACCATCTATCAGAAAACATTCCAAAAGAATAGTCTGTGGCATACATGCCACTCATCATGGGAACACGATAGCCGTGACTATAGACAATTTCTTCAATACCTTTATGTTTTTCAGTTGGTGCAAAATCAGATACAGTAATGCTCGCATTTTCATACTCCGAAAAGTCACAAGCGTACATCATATAAGAAGTTTTATTTTTATCAAATAAATTCTTCTCGATATCTGCACCAATTAAGGTTGCATTTCCACAACCTGCACAGATTAAGAGTAAGTTTTTATTATTATCTAAAGCTTTCATTAATACGGTATTATCTACCATATGGATTCTTCCACACTTGCAAATTCTCATATCATACTTAGTTTTCATATTAAATTACTCCTTATTACTATTATCATTTTTATGTTTTTCGAGCATATCAAACACCTTACAGTCTAAGTTATTGTAAAGAGTTAATAGTATTCTTGCATCACTTAAATTCATGTCAACAAGAGATTTTAACGCATCAGAGTGATAACTATCGCGAGAAACTTTCTTCACATGATCTATACAAGTACTATAATACTCACCAATGATGTTTGCAGCAAAACACATAGCTTTATATCCTTCATGTGTTGTATAATTATAATGCTTACAGCATGTTGCAAACTGCTCATATGTAATGTGATTCATTACTATACCCCCAAATAAGATCATCTTTTTAATTTTTTAACAACTTCAATTGAGTCATGTTTATAATTTCCACCATGACCATATTCAAAATGATTTTGACAATACTCTTGGCCTTTTATGATAGCATCATGTTTATTTTCTGCCTCAATTTCAAATTCCTTCCATCCAGAAAAATATCCTTCGATTCTCATAAGATATTTATTCATAATATTACCTCTTAAGTTACAAAAATAATTTTACGTTTATTGTAATCTGCTATTTCACTAGTATCGCTATGATCGACTAAAATTTCAACAACGAACCATCCTCTATTAATATCTGACCAATTTTTTAAATCTTTAGCCTTACCTTGCCAAAGAATACGATTATCGAGATAAGTCTTCACGATAATATTTTCATAAATAATATTTGCAACATTTTTGAGATACATGATATATTCCTCCTCTTTATAACCTCATACGAATATTGTTAACTCGTCATCAAATTCTTCCTGAATATATTCATATTTTCTAGAAAGATATTCGAATAATTTCTTATAAATTTCTAACTTATTTTCTTTAAGATATTGAACAATTTCCATTACTGTATCAAATTCTTTTTCAATAGCTCTGGAATTTGCCCATCTGTCAAATCCTGCCACTGTAGAAAATCTGATAAGATAATGATAATTATTACCCTCATGAGGGAGCAAAACTGCTAAAGCAATAATATGCTCATTTTGTGCATATACTGATCCATCAGTGACAGCTATCTTGTCGCATCCAAATTCCTTTTGTAAACACTTTTTGATTATAGTAATATTAATATTCATAATGACATTTCCTTTCTTATTTATATTACTACTATTATAATATATATTTGAAATAGTCGGTTATACGATTTAATTAAAATCACATTTATATAATGAATCCTTAAAGAAAGGAGAATTATATTGAAGAAAAAGTTTATATATGATTTAGATACTACAAATATATCCTTTATACAAACTGCAGTTGATTTAAAGAAATTAGGTATTAAAAATAATATGTTTTTTCTTAAATTATTTGATCCTTCATTAAAAGGAGTTGATCCATTCTCTCCATTTTTAACAAACGATCAAATATTTAGAATCATTAATGAATGTATTATTAATCCTTGGTATTTTTTAAGAGAATGTGTTAGAATTCCAGACCAAGGTAATCCTGCTGGTATTTCATATCTATTAAATCGTGCTAATTTAGCAGAAGCATGGTGTTTCTTACATAATATTGATCATTATCTAGTTATTCCTCGTCAGATTGGTAAAACTCAATCAGTAGTTGCAATTATAAATTGGACTTTTTTATTTGGTACAACAGACTCCGAATTTATGTTCTTGAACCTATCACAAGAAAGAGCTCAAGAAAACTTAGGTAGATTAAAAGATCAAAGAGATTTATTGCCGCCTTATTTACAATTTAAAATTGCATATGATGAAGAAGGTAACGAGATTAAAAAGATTGATAACGTAAAATCTCTTAAAAATATTAATAACAACAATAAGATCATTACAAAGCCCTCTGCTAGAAGTAAAGAGGCTGCAGAACGTATTGGTCGTGGTAACACTCAAACTATTCAGTTCTATGATGAGTTTGAATTTATTTCTTATATTAAAACTATTCTTGAGGCAGCGGGTTAATTTGGCCCCTATATACAGTGATGTATATAGCAAACTCCTTTAATTGCTGGGAACTCCTTAATGGACAATCAGCAGCCAATATTTAAAAAATATTTTGAAGAAAACATCTCTTAAAGAGGTGATTGAATTTATGTATATTACAATTAATGATGAACCTGAAGTTTTGTTGATTTAAACCATCCGGATATTCCAAAAGGATTATATAAAATAAGTAATTATGGTAATATCTATAATAATATAACAAAAAAATATCGAAATATTACTGGTAGAGACAAAGATGGTTATGTACGTGCACCATTTAAATCAATTAGTAAAAAAGCAATATATTTATATATACATAGATTGGTGGCGTTCCATTTTTGTGAAGGTTATGATGAAAAAACTGGAAGAGTTTATGTAAATCATAATGATTGTATTAGAGACCATAATTATTATAAAAATTTAACATGGGTTACAGTTCAAGAAAATAATAAACACTCTTATGAACATGGATCGGCGAAACCAAATATAACGCATTTACATGGTGAATTAAATGGTTTTTGTAAATATCCAGATAGTACCATTCATTTAATATGTAAATTATTACAGGATGGCTTAACACCAATGGAAATTATGAATAATTTCGGGTATCCTAAATATTCTAGTAATATTCTATTTTATGATTTAATTATACGAGTAAAGAATAGACGAGCTAGAACTTTTATTTCTTCAAAATATATTTTTTAAATAAGGTTCAACGACTATTCCGAAAGGAAGTACACTCAAGTGAGTGGAAACAGGGAGCATCTCATTAGAGATGAAGATATAGTCTCATCTATATGGTGACATATAGCAGTTCATAAGAGAACGGCATAGAATTAACGACTCTATGTGAAGATAAATGCCTGCCTTTGTTACTGCATCTGAAAATGCAAAACGAAATGGAGCTCCGACGGCTCGTGTGTTCACGAGTACTCCTGGTGATCTAGATACTCAATCAGGTCAAGATGCATTAGAAATAGTTGAGCAGACATGTAAGTGGACTGAAAAATTTTATGATATGGAAATTGAAGATGTCCAAGAATACATTGCTACAAACTCTGGCAATAACATTGTTTATATTGAATATTCATATAAACAACTTGGTAGAGATGAAAACTGGTTTAATAAAATCTGTTCAGTCCTAAATAATGATAAGATGAAAATTAAGCGAGAAGTATTTCTACAGCGTTAACCTGATAGCGCCGTATCATAGTAATATGATATTAAACACTTTTCTAATTGCTGGAAACTCCTTAGAGCCTAAAGTACCAAAGTGTAATAATCTTTAGGATTGGACAATCAGCAGCCAAGCCTTATATAAATATATAAGGAAGGTTCAACGACTATCGAAAATAATGATGATATGTATGTAATAAATATCATATTATGAGTAGAGTACACTCAAGTGAGTGGAAACGGAAAGCTCCTAAATTATTTTAGGATGATGATATAGTCTGATCTCTATAGAAATATAGAGCAGTTCTTAAATGAACGGCATAAGAGTAACGACCTTATGTGAACATAAATGTTGCATGGTAGTAGTGATTCTCCTTATGAACCTGAAGATTTAGATGCTATTCAAGAGCTTAAAGGTAAGATTCTTGAAGAAATTTTCATTAATCGATTATTTAAGCTTGATGTGTATGAGAAACTTGATAAAAATAGAATTTATTTTGTTGGTGTTGACGTTGCTGGTGGTTATGGTGCGGATAACTCAGCAATCACTGTTTGGGATCCATATGTAAGAAAAACAGTTGCTGAATTTAGATCATCTAATATTGGTGTTAAAGATTTAATTAAGTTCATATATGTGTTAGTGAAGAAGCATATTCCTAGAAGTATTTTATTTATAGAAAGAAACTATAATGGTGAAGCAGTTCTTGATCATTTACGAGATACTGATATACGTGGAAATTTATACTTTGATAATTCTAAAGATCCTATGGCTGATTTAGATGAAAAAGTTGATAAGAATGGTTTCTTAAGTGTAGAAGCTGCTAGACGAAGACTATATGGTGTATATACACACGGTAAGTCTAGAGAATTGATGTTTGAAATTTTAGCACTATATGTACGAGAACATAAGGAATCTTTTGTTGGTGCATATGTTATTGATGATTTAATGAAATTAGTTCGTACAAAAACAGGTAAGATTGAAGCAGGACCTGGTATGCATGATGACAGTATTATGTCATTCAATATGTGTCTATATGGATACTATTATGCAAATAATTTATCTAGATATGGATTTGTAAAAGGTAGTATTCCTGATGAAGAAAAACAAAATAAAGGTATGGATTATGGTGAAATTTATAGTGTATTGTCCGATTCTGAAAGAAGTGCATTAGGTTTAGAGGAAAATTCATATATTTCTTATCAGGATTTAGATATGGGAAAAATGATTTCTGAAAAACATGGATTAGTTTCTGAACATGAACTAAAAAAGAGTTTACATTCTGATAATGTTAGAGAAATCAAATCACCTAATATAAATAAAGCATTAGATCCTTATCAATTAAAACTATATAAAGAAATGGAACAGGCTCAGAGAGAATCTGAAGCATATAATAATAGAATTGGATTTAATACAAATTATAGAAGTATGTCTGAAGAATATGAAAATAATATTGACTTTGATGCCGATCTCTTTACCGAATTAAATAATTAAATAAAATATAATTAGTGTATTAACAAATTTTTAATATAAATAACATAAAGGGATGGTGTTGTGTTGTGTCAATGTTTTATGATAGAGATGAATTTGAACTTTCATCAAATGTGGAATTTAATGACTTATTAGTCGAATTACCATTTGATTTAATTAAAGAAAGTATCATAGAACAAATTAATGACCCTGTAAGTAGTAGAACTAACTATATTGATGTCATTTTAGATAAATATGAGGTTTTTAAACTCCAATATAGTGAAGATGAAGATATTATTAATGAATTAGAAGAACATGTGCGTTCATTCTTTATTTTTATTATGGAAGCAATGGATAATAAATTTAATTTAGGATTAGATTTAAATGAAATTGCAGGACGTAAAGATATCGTAAATATTGGTGAATGTCTATATAAATATTTCGTAATTCGATATGTAAAAAATATTACTCGATTTATTACAAAATTTATTTTTAAAAATAAGAAAACTTTTGTGAATTATTATAATGATAAAAATAAAAAAGATGTTTCTACATTAGCATTTAGAAAACAGATTAAAAATAATGATGATTTAATTATTATTACATGTCTTCCTTCTATTATTAAAGATATTATTGGGATGGAAGTTGAATCGGAAGATTTTGTTATTCTAAGTGCTGGTAATGGTAATTATGAAGCATCTGTTGTAAAAGAATTAATTTATTCTAGTAGATTAATTGGCGATTTTTATAAACCATATATTTCTATGTGTGTAGATTCTTATGATTATATTATCGATGAACTACAGACAGAAATTCGTATTAAAATTCTTAGTAAAATTTCAGAATAAATATTCAGATATACCTGTATAATAATATAGGTATATCTGTAAAATAATTTTAGAGAAGGGGAGAGAATATTATTATATGTTTAAATGGCTAAATAGGTTCCGAAGACCTGAAAAACGATACGATAGTAATGGTCATCTTATATATTATGATGATAGACGTGGTCATGTGACTCACTATTATTATAATGGCAATGATCAATTAATTGAAAGAGTTTATAATGGATATTGTGAATTATATAACGAGTATGATGATAATGGTAATTTGACATATAGATCACTTTATGGTGAAAAAGAATGGTGGACTTATAATGAGTCTGGTTATTTAATCAGGTATGTGTCATCAAAAGGAATTGAAAGAAACATTTTTTATTATAAAAATGGTGAATTAATACAATATATTGAAAATGGAGCAATCGCATGGAATTATATTGGTGATAATGAAATTGAAATTAATCAAATCATCAATAAATATATGAATGATATACCTAATGCATTTTCTGACATTTTAGGTGAATCAATTTAAATACATAATACATTTTATTAATACTTTTATTGGAGGAATTTATAATGAGTGAAGAAACTAAAACCACAAATAATGATATGATTGTATTAGCTGATGAAATTGAAACGCTACCTACTAACACATCCATTGATTTAAATGATGTAGAACCTGCAGTAGATGATGAAAATGAAGACTATGGTGATTTAGTAGATTCTAATAATAAAAGAGCATTCGAATTATTCAATATGAAGTCTAAAATGAATGATATTAAGCGTATTGCTGATGATATTCAAGAAAAGACTAAGACTGTTATTGAGAATGAGGATGAATTATCTGTTTTTGATGAAATTGCACTTAAATTTGATGATGATGAAATTGAAAAATTAACGGATGAAGCAATTGAAGAGATTTATAATAACAATGGTAATCCTATTGAATTAAATTTTGAATTCGAGAATCCTGAAGATACAAAAGCATTCAAAAGAGATTTCCTTGAGTTTAGAAGACAGTCTATTTTAACAACAAGAACTCTAAATGAGGAAATGGAGAAGATGAATAAAATCTTCGAAGAGAGTCAAGCAGAGTTAGACGAAATTGTTGAAAGATATGGTAATATGGATAATCTTATCCGTACCACCCTTGAAGATAGACTAGAAGAAGCTGATACTGAAGAGAAAAAGAACTTAATTAAGAAATTAATCAATAATTTTGACTATGCATTATCTTTAGATAATATTAAGGACTTTGTAAATAGCTACAAGGGTCGTAGTATTATTGGTTATTATAGAGATGATAAGAAATCACAGTACATCTATAAAGGATATCGTAAGATGTGTGATGTATATAAAATTAAGACTGATCTTGCAAAGTTTGGTGGTCTTGAAGAACAGGTTATTGGTGAAGAATATAATAAGAGACCTAATATTTTCTTATTTACAATCATGTATTACATTTCTACATTTGCAAATAAGGAAGTTGATAGAACAATTGGTTTATTCTTAACTCAGTTAACCATTAATCTAAAGAATCTTATTTATAATAAGTTTGAAGATGAGACTACGAAGGAAACTTTTAGTAATAACATCAAATCAGTTATTGAAATGATTGGTTAAATAAAAAACATTAGGGTAATAAGAGACATAGTTGCTCTTATTACCCTATTTGTATTTAATTTCCATATAATTAAGAGGTGATATTATATGTTACAAAATTATGTAAAAAATGACGGTACTAATTTAATTTTTACTGGACATTATATGGAGTTTTATATACCAGAATATTATTTTGAAAATTCATATGCTGTAATTTCTGGTTCATCTATCAATGTACTTGGTTTATTACACTATAGTATTTTTGATAGTAAAGATAAAGAATTAGAGCATAATATTATGAATTTACCTACATTTATTACTATGTATTTTAAAGATATTAAAAAGAAAGATGTAACATTATCAAAAAGTCCGAATGCTAAACCCGAATCTTGTAGAGTCATTCCATTTTATAAGAATGATCTAATTATGGAAAGTAATTTGCAGAAAGATTCTTCTAATGCTGAAAAATTTCTTAAAATGTTATGTGCTGGTAAGATTCGAAATATTCCATATGATAAATTATTTGATGTATGGGAAAAGAATCTTCAATTAAATAATGTTAAGTTTGGTGCTCCTGCAACAATTCTTGAAGTTATTATTGCACAATTATGTCGTAATGGTAATAATATTGATGAAAAGTTTTCGGTACAATTAACTCGTGATCCAAAAACGTCAATGTATGCTTATAAACCGGCATCAATTAAAGAACTATGCTCTAAAAGTTCTACGTTTGCGGCAATATCATTCCAAGATATGGACTTTATGTTAACATCTTCACTAAATATGAATAAATATAATAAAGATCAATCTGAAAGTCCATTAGAAAAAATTATGAAATACTAATTTTATCTCATTTAATTGCTATCACGTAATTAAAACAATAAAGTAAATAATAATATGCATTTCTTTTTATATACTAGCATAATATTAAATATGTGTAAAGGAGGATGTAATCATGCCTAGAGTTGGACAGATTATTCCGTCTTATCTGGTTCCTCACGTTCAGACTTATATTAATGATAACTCTTTAATTTCTGAAACTCCTGTTGAGGCATCCGATCCTGCTGTAAGACTACTTTGTGTATTCACTTCAGCAAAGGGTGAGGACGGTGTTATTAAAACAATTGATAATGTAGCTGACTATATTGAAGAATATGGTACTCCCAATTTTGCATTATATGGTCAGCCTTGCTATATGCCTTATGCTGCTTTAAGTAGTGGTCGTGCTAAGGTCCATTGTATGCGTGTTATGCCTGAAGATGCAGCTTATGCTAATGTGGCTATTTGTGCATATACAAAAACTGTAACTGATAGTGAAGGTAATACTAACTTTGTTGTTAAGTTTGAAGCTGTATCCGTTGAGAATTTAACTGATAAAGATTCTTTACAGGTACAGTTAGATGAAATGGCTGTATTACCCCCTGAAGTAAATGATGATGGCTATAATGTATATCCTTTATTCATTGCTTCTGCTAAGGGTAGAGGTCAGTATGGTAACTCTTTCCGTATTCGTGTTGTTGGTGACAATATTAAGAATACTGAGAATGAGCACCAGAACTATATCTTTGAGATCCTAGATGTTTCTTCTGGTAGTTTAACCATGAAGGAACAGCATCGTGGCTCTTTCGACTATAGTGCTATCGTTAATAACTCTTCACTATTATTCGACGATATCATTGATGACCCTGAACTAGGTAGTGACTATATTACAATCATTACTGAATCCAATAACTTTATCCGTATTTATGATGAATATAATAAGGTTATTGGTATTAGCGATGAAATTAACATTCCTAGCTTTAATGATTGTAATTTATTTAACGGCTTAACTAAGAATGGTTCTGCTATGCCTGGTTTTATGGTTGATCCTGATTCACCTGTAACTTTAGATACTACTATTGGTATTTCCCTAGTTGGTGGTACTGAAGGTTCTATTGGTGTTGAATCTGAAGATCGTCTAGCCACTATTGACAGTCTATATCTGGCTGCATTCAATAGAGAAATCAATCCCTTTGTTAGCAGCAAGAGAGCAATTCCTTGTGAATTAATTCTAGACGCTAACTATTCTGAAGAAGTAAAGCTAAAGTTAGCTGAACTTGCACTAAGACGTTATGATGCTCGTTGCGTTATTGACGCAGGTATCGTAACTACTGTTGCACAGGCAGAACGTTGGCTCAATAGACCCACTATCAAAGCATTAGATGATTTTATCATTTCTAAGGAAATTACTCATAAGAAGATGCGTGATCCTTTCACCAATAAGATTATTACTGTTACTTATACATATGATCTAGCTGAACAGCTACCTGCTCATTATATCAATGTCGGTAATCAAGTTCCCTTTGTTGGTGAGGCATATTCTAGAGTAACTAATTATATCCCTCATTCAATTAAGCCTGCAATTGATGCAGACGACCTAGAACTAAAGGAAACTTTATATCTAGCTCGTTGTAACTTCATTGAATGCGTTGCAGAGAATACTTATGTACGTAATGTTCAGGGTACATCTCAGACAGCATGGACTGATCTATCTGAAGAAAATAATGTTGCGGTTCTACTTGAAATGAAGCGTATGCTTGAAGAGTTTGTTTCTACTCGTCTATATAACTTTGCTGAAGCTGAAGATCGTGTCAAGTTCACTGAAGCTGCCGATCGTATGTTCACTGATTTTAGACAGAGTAAGGTTCGTTCCTATCAGGTATACTTTGATATGAATGCATTTGAAGAAGAACGCAATATTCTACATTGCTATCTATCTGTAGTCTTTAAGACTATGGCTAAACGCGGTATTATTGAAATTGATATCAATAAGCGTGTCTAATCTAGAGAAAGGAGTGAAACAATATGGCAAGAGTAAATACACTTCAGTCTAATATTAAGAAGTATGATTCTGATTTTATTAAAAACTATTCCATCTTCCTAGGTGGTCTAAATGCTACTCATCAGTCTTTACAACAGTATGATCCTCTAAAGACTGGCTATTCAAGAATCTTTTTCCTGAAGATGCCTACTTTTATGGAAACTATTATGCCTGATGAGACTAAGCGAATTCGTCATCTAATGGAATATGGTTTTACTCGTATTGACGGTCTAGGTAATACCACTCTAGACACTGAACAGATTACTGGTGGTTACACTGGTCGTTCTTTTGAAGTTGGTACTGTTGCACGAGACGAGACTGCCAATATCACTATTTCTCTATATGAGTTCTCTGGTTCTCCTGTTCGTGAGTATCTAGATATGTGGATTTCTGGTATCTCTGACCCCTATACTGGCTTAGGTCACTATCATGGTGCTATGGAACTAGATAGTACTATTAAATATAGCCAGCATAACCATGTTGCAGAAGCAATTTATGTCACTACCGATCCTACTGGTAAGGAAGTTGAATATTGCTGCTTACTAACCAACATGTTCCCCAAGTCTTCTAAGGCAGACCAATTTAACTATGAATCCGGTCAGCACGCTATTGTTCAGACTGATATCGAATTTAGTGTTGTTAAGTATCAATCTCCTCAGATTAATACTATTGGTAAAGCACTAATTGATAAGTTCCAGGTAATGACTGACTACCTAGACTTTGAATCTGAATACAGCAAAGCTGATGTTACTGATAAGCCTAAGTATAGAATGCTTAACTGGGCTGATAAGTATAACAAGAATCTCACTGAAGATTAATTATAATCTCATATCCAGAGTTTTATCTGGATATGAGAATTTATTTTCCCATATATGAATATAAAATATTCATATATGGGATATTATTTAATAACCTTCGTTTGAGTTATTACCGGATTTATTTATTTTTGACTCAGCATCTTCTTTTGCAAGTTCTAATTTGGCATTTCTATATTCTTCATCTACCATAGTCCAATCAATCATAGGTAACATTTTACGGAATAGTCTATTGTATAGTCTATCCTTTAATCTATTATCATCATTAGATTGATCAGCAGATTCACCAGTAGATGCTTTAATTGCAGCATTAACAACAACATCTGTATTATTAATTAAGTCACCTAAGTTGTTAGTATTGAGTGTCTTAGGAGTATTGAATTTAAATTCAAAAGAATCGATAGCTTCCTCAGAAATACTAATATTAGAATGCTTAATTAATAATTTATATAATTGAGTAGTGGGTTCATTTAAGTCAATCTGAAGACTAATGACACGAGCTAAGAATTTTGAGTTTGCCATAACAAGGGTTTTTGCGTAATCTGCCTCATTAATGAAATTCATAATGACTGAAGGACAACCAGTACCATTTACCATGTTCTGATGTAACATTTCCATTAAATCAGTATTTAAAGGAATATCTTGACCAGATAAAATGTCAAATTCAATACCTCGTTCACCACTACGACCAGTAGGAATAAACAATTCTTTATTAGCACCAATTTTTGAAATAATTGAATTATAATTCAATAAGTCCATAAAATTAATTTGTCTACCCTTAATAGATCTTGCAACTTCCTGAACTTTATTCGTGATATTTTGATCAATGCCACTATTTTTAATATAATATACACGAGTATCATTACTCTTAGTAATAATACTAATCATTTTAAATACTAATAATGCTAGATATAACTTAGCGTAAAATAATGAATCCTTTAAAATAGATTGACCTTCACCGTTTTCATCCTCATTAATATTGTATTCTACAACATATTCTGCAGGAATGAATTGGAATCGTAATTCTCTTTTATATAGATCATTATACATTAGAGCATTTAAAATGAGTTCTTTAAACTTAGCATTAGTTTCTAAGAATTTTTTATCAAAAGATTTTACAATTTTATCTGTAATTTTAGATAAGAATACGGTTTCAATATCCTCTGTATTCTGATATGTACCACTACCACCTCTTATATTAGTTACAGTAATTGTAGTAGAAAAAGGTGATTTGTTAATCTGGAAATCAGTACCATGTACGTAATAATAACCAATAGTAGTATCTAAAATTTTAACAGGAATCATTTGTCTTGGATCAATATATTTAATATAACATCCAGAATATTCATCGAACTTATCAGATTTAGTCTTTTTTGTGTTATTTAAATCAACTGTACCGTCTGATGTTGTTGGTTCAAGATTTTCAGTATATTCTGATGTTTTCTTTTTAAATTGTCTATGATCCATTAATTCAGCTAAATCGACACCTTCAATTAAAGGAATTGATACACAATCATTAATGACATTAATATCTTTTGTAATATCATTAACAGTTTCTGTTAATGATTTTTCATTAATATTTGTTTTACTAATAACATCATCAGATCTCAATGACTTAATGAAATCGTCATCAATAGACTCTTTTACATTAAACATGTAGTGTGGATCTTTATTTTTTTTATCATATTGCTCTTGGAAAAGTTTAGAATATGGACATACATATACATAGTATTTACCATATGTCAAAACATTAGGAACAATTTGATTTTTTATCTTAGTCAATAATTTAAGCTTCTTTTCTAAAGTTTCAATTGTATTGACATATGATGCTTGTTGCTCTGCATTATCAATTAAATTAGAGAATGATAAAGTTCGTGAAACATCATTTGATATATCATCAGCAGTAACAATAGCATCTCGGAATGATAATACTGCTTCTTTCAATTCAAACAACTGAGTTTTAATCATATTTAAATCTTCATATAAAAGATTCTGATTCTGATATCGTTGTTGGAAGAATTGGAATAACCCTGCTTCATCATTTTCAAAAATATCGTTGATTGTTTTTACATTCGACTTCTCTTTATTATCAAAATCATTAAATAATTTAACAATAAATGTACTCATCTCATCCGAGGTAATACTCTTAGTATTGTTAATCTCATTTTTAATGATTTCATCAAAATCTCGTGAAATTTGATTTATTTGACGCTGGTTTCTATTATCTGTTCCATAGATATTAGAAGATAATGTATCGATAGATTGATTGAATAGATTATTCAATCCAATTATTTTCTTTTTTGACTTCTGTTCGTCTTTATTTTCTTTAGCCAAAACTAGTACCCTCCTTTTCAACCATCTATCTGCATATTAATTTATATAGATGTTTAAATGATGCATAAATACTAAAAAAATAAAAGCGGGAAATAAATCCCGCTTTTATTTAAAATTTAATACACTGATAGATATGGTTAGATACTAATACTTTTCTATCAACTTTAATATGCATACGGAATACATTAGAAAGTGAATCGTCATAAAAGCGAATTTGTACTTTATGAGATTTCTTTAATCCTGGAATTATTTTTCTAGAAATTCTAGACATATATTGGTCACATTTAAGATCAAGAATCTTATTTTTTGTTAAATCATAAATGTCGTCTTCACTTAAATTGATAATATAGTGAGATTCATTGAATTGTTGTACAAATGTAAGCATTCTTATACATGACCAATCATATTTATTTAATTCAGCAAATGTATATCCAAATGGTTTATTATTAATATAGAACATTTCGTTCTTATATTCATATTCACTGATATCTTTTCGTCCAGTTTTTAATAATTCATATAAATCTCTAGAGTCAAAGCCTTGAATTACAGGTTCATTATATAAATTAAATCCACAATCAATATAATGCTTACCAATAAGATTATTATCACCAATGACAAGATTATTATTCATAAACATGTAGTTATCAAATATATTCTTTGCCTCTTGATTAAAGTCATAGATTTGTTTAACTTGTCCTTTTACGAAATTAATTTTCATATAATTGCCCTCTTATTCAATATCAATTTCAATTGGATCACCAATAAATAACTTCTTTACATAATCAATAATGAATCTCTTTCTAGGTTTGATTTTAAATTCTTTACGGAAATCTTCTTGTACGGTATTAACATCAGGAAGATTAAACCATTTATGAGCAACAGAAAGTACATCTCCCGTTAAATAGTTATCCATAAAGTCTTTACCACTATCATAACCCATATTTAAAGTATTAACTTCATCTTCATCATCTTCGTCATCATCATTATCTACTCGATCAACAATCTTATCATCAACAAACATATGACCATAAGTGTCTTCAGTTATACTAGGAATAATTAATTTACCTATCATACTACAACGTTCAATATTATGTGCAATGATAATATGCGGATACATCGAGCTGAAATCCATATCGATAACATTATCGAATACATACATTGAAGGCATACCGAATAATTTATATCCAGTATGTGAATTTAGTAAGGGATTACCAACCACCGCACCAGTGAAGCCACTTTCTGCATCAGGAGTAAAAATATTGACATTATTACCTAGTATATATCCTTGCAAAATATATTCATAATAAGCCCTTGACTTGAGCATCGTTTATGTTCACATAAGGTCGTTAATCTTATGCCGTTCTCTTATGAACTGCTATATGTTACCATATAGACCAGACTATATCATCATCTCAATATTGAGATGTCTCCCATTTCCACTCACTTGAGTGTACGTCTTTCGACTAGTCGTTGAACCTTCTCTTATGATTAAGAGCTTGGCTGCTGATTGTCTCAATTGAGAGTTTCCAGCAATTAAAGAGATTTGCAATATATGTCACCATATAATGGGTCTATACATTAAACCGTTTCTTTGAATATATTATCAGGACTTGTACAGTTTGCACTAAAACGAATATATAAATTTTCTATATCATTTACCTTTCGCTCAATGCCCATCTGTAATAAGGTATCCTTAATGTTATAAGCAACAAACTTGCGATAATTAATATAAGGAAGTGTTTTAATATTTGCTTCATCGGTATAGTCAAGCTTTGTATCTTTTAATTCTTTTTCTGCTATATAATTAAGAGCATTAGAACGAAGTTCCATTTGTCCTTTTCTTGTAGCAGCATAAAGAATCATTTGATCAATAAATTTTGTATATCCAGATATTTTAAAACTGGAAGATTTATTTTTAACTGCATAGTTTTTTGTATCAATATGCATGTTATATTCTTTATATCTGAAATCTGGATGACACATTACACTAGTTGGATCAAGATTTAATACCTTTAATCTTTCAATAATATATGGAAGGTCAAACCCAAATCCGTTATACACTAGACAATAATCACGTTTAAGAGTATTAATCAATCGAAACACATTTATGATAAGATCTCTCTCATCATTATACATATATATCTTATAATCTAAATAACCATAAGACTCATCAAACATATCATGTAACTCAACTACAAAATTATCAATATCAGCAACAAATTCTTTAATTAATGGATTATTTTCATTATTTAAAAGGAATGTATAAACTGTTTTTCCTTCATCATCAACAACTGATACTGCATTGATTGGACATTCACCTTTTGTCGGAACACCAATATGATCAATGATATCAACCTCGATATCTAGATATGTCTTTGTAATTGGTTTATTTAAATCATTTTCATAATTCAAATGCCACATGATTCGATACCATGTATCAATTGGTATATCTGAACCAAATACATAAGGATATGATTGAATTCTAGATAATTCCCGATACTGTTTTGTATCAATCAATCTTTTTAGTTCATTTACATACTCTTCACCTGCTTGTTTTGCAATATACCAGGGAAGACCTTTAAATTGACAAGTGTGTTTTTCACATTTCGAAATTTCCATATGTGTCTTATTATATGTATAATTTCGATATTCATTTTTTAAGAAATATATTTCTATTTCAGGATTCAAAATACTTTTTAAGTGTTTTTCTCCTGTTTTTAAATCTTTATATATAATATCAATACAGTCTACTCTATCATTATCTTTATTTGGTCTATGATAAATTACATCTAGTAACATAAGAGAATCTTTATTTGGTATGTTTCCTAGAAAATCCATACAATACACATCCTTCTATAAGAAAGTTATAATAAAGTTTATGGCTTTATAACTATATAATATATATTTGAAAATGAGATTAAAAATAAAAAAATAAAAGGATAAATATATTTATCCTTTTATTTTTATTAATTCATTAATAGACCATGAAACTATTTCATAAAATGATTTTATTTATATCATTCCCTCTTATTGATACTATCATTATCAATGATTCATTTTTTTAATAACTGATACAAATACACTCCCATGATTCATTCTGTTCTCATGATACTATGAGTTAGCTTGATTTATTTTTCATCACATGATACTATATTTCTCGATGATTCATTTATCCTGATGTGATGCTTATATTTTTTAACTTAATTCATTCCGTTCTTATGATACTATAAAACGGGACGATTCATTGAATTAATTTTGGTACTATCAATGACATGATTCATTAGTACTACATGATACAGTTATGTGAAATGATTCATTAGTAAACTATGATACTTTACATTAATTTGATTTATTTAATATCGTATTTTACTATGATTTCAATTTGTTACTCATGACTCATTCTTTGGTAAAGATACTATCATATACGTATGATTCATTCTCCTTTTATGATACTATTGAAATGATATTGATTTAAGCATTAATGAAATTTGTTACTATGTATATTGCACTCTGATTCATTAAACGGTTTTGATACAATTTTTTTCATATTGATTCGTTTCAGCGTTATGGTACACTCAGTAAATCTGATTCATTTTTATAATATGATACAATTATTATTATATGATTCATAAATACGTCCTGATACTATTAATATGGATGATTCATTACCTCACGATGATACTATTTTTGGAACTGATTCATTGTAATTTTGATACTATACTTATCCATGATTCATTTCAACACTCTGATAATATTGGACCGCCATGATTCATTTAATTACTATGATACTAATAGCTTCGTATGATTCATTAATATCCTCTGTTACTGTTATGATATATGATTCATTACATCACCGCGATATTATTGTGACATATGATTCATTAAGTTAATTTTGTTACTATCAACGACATGATTCATTTATCTTCAATGATACTATAATAGAACATGATTCATTAATACTACATGATACACTTATGTAAAATGATTCATTTATGTTATATGTTACTATATAGTTGAATGATTTATTTAATACGTTTTATTTCCTGGATTCTATATACTTATATGACTCATTCTTTGGTAAAGATACTATTCTATACGTCTGATTCATTCTAATACTATGATACTATATATTTTAATGATTTAAACATTATATGAAATTTGTTGCTATATATTTATTGCACTCTGATTCATTCCATTCGTTTGATACAATTTCCCTTGTTGATTCATTTAAGCGTTATGTTACACTCAGTAGATCTGATTCATTTTCACAATATGATACAATTTCGTTATATGATTCATTCCAACTCTCTGATACTATATAAGATGTTTTGATTCACATTACCCTGGACTGATACTATTTTTCTTTTGTTGATTCATTGTAATTTATGATACTATATCTATCCATGATTCATTAGGTTCCTATGTTACTATTATGGGATTTGACTCATTCATTTTTATGAAACTTTTCTTGACTTAGATTCATTCAACTTTCTGGTACACTTCAAATATGCTTTGATTCATTTTGTTTCAATGACACTATATTATTCAATGATTCATTAATTCAAATTGATACGATTCCTCCATATGATTCATTTACTGATATTGATACTAACACCTTTCCTGATTTATGATTATAATATATAATTGAAAATCCTTTTTATTTTTATAAAATAAAATCTATCCAAGTATAAAAATATACTTGGATAGATTTATAATAAATAATTAAATCTTAACAGTACCAGTAGGCTTCTTAGGTAGCTTAACGGGTGCATTAAACTGAGCCTTTGCTTTATCAACAGCCTTCTTAACAGTCTTAGACTTAGAATTAGCTGCCTTAGCAACAGACTTCTTAGCACGACGAGAACCTTCATTACCATACTTCTTCTCTAGCTTAGCTTCTAGGAAACGTTCCATTTCCCAGATCTTCATTAGCTTCTTGAAATCAGGATCATTCTTTTCCTTAGCAATAGTGAAGATTGCCATCTTACGTGCCTTGCTTAGCTTAGCTGCCTTATCTAGACGAACGATAGTACGTTCTAGTAGAACATTCTCTTCCATAGCTGCAGACTGTTCAGTCTCGCTTTCTAGGAACATAGAAATATCTTCTTCAGGTAGATCGGCGATCGCTGCCTCTATAATATAAGCCATAGCCTCATTGCTGATTGCTTCTTCTTCAACGATACGACCTGTGTTATTAAAGATCATTTAAGGGCACATCCTTTCTGTATCATAATTATATATTTGTTTATTGACTTATTTATCTATAAGTTTTCTTTACATTTTTGTTTTTTATTTAGTTTACAACAATTCAACAAAAGAAAATTTAAATATATATTATATATGTATAACGACGAAAGTGGTGATGTTATGGAACATTCGTTCATAAAAGAATGGAAAAAAGAAAATTATAAAATTCTTCATAGAATGTATCCTGAAGTATCTAAAAAAGAAATTAATAAATTTTTAGATAAAGAGGTTAAAAAATATTTAAAAAATCCTGATTGTGAAATTGATAATAACTATATTGGTAAAACAATTAAAACAAATCTATTATCTGTAATTGATTGGATTAAAGATACAAAGCCAATCTGTGCTGGTCATGGTGTATTCTTTAAGAATCAACATGAAGTGATTAGTCCATTGGCTATTATGATTCAGAAATTCCTTACATCAAGAAAAGCATTTAAAAAACGATTAAAAGATTTCGATCCTACATCTTATGAATATGCAACATTTGACAGAAAACAGTTAGCTGAAAAGGTCAATGCAAATGCTATTTATGGTGCATCAGGTAATGTTGTATCGTTCTTATTTAATATGTATACTGCTGCATCTGTTACTGGTAGTGGTCAGTCATTAATTAGTACAACAGAGCAAGCTTTCGAAGGATTTCTATCAAATAATGTTATATTCAATTCAATTAATGAGTGTTATACGTTTTTAAATAATATTCTTAGTGAAAAATATGAAATGAATATGTCATTTTTAAGAAATGTTGACCATGATAAATTAATTAAACGATTAAGTGATATGTTTTATCGAGTAACAAATGATGATATTAATAGTATAACTGAATTTGTATGTAATTTATCTCAGGAAGAAATTAATAAGATTTATTATAAAAATAATCTTTATGAATTTTCGATGCATCCTGAAATATTAGCATTATTAACTAATATTGTCCGATATACAGAAGAATTTAAAGACCCGAATGAGATTCCTGAAGAGTCTGAAGTATATTTAAGTAAGCTTTGGTCATATTATAAACAGTTTGTATTATATAATCATTCACCGATTAATAGAATCCAAAGATTGAAGAATGACACTAGAAAAACTGTTTTAACAATTGATACCGATAGTAACTTCTTACATCTTGATCCTTGGGTTCATTTTATGTATAATAATGTAATCAAAGATGATTATAGATGTGCTGATAAGGATATTGATACATTAAAATTTATTTCAGTTAATACAATGGCATTTTGTATTACGAATATGATGAAAGAAGTGTTGGGTAAGTATACTGCTGATGTAAATATACCTAAAGACTATCGTCATTTTATTAATATTAAGAACGAATTCTTAATGTCTAGAGTTATTCTTGCATCTAAAAAGAAAAGATATATTACGTCAATTCGACTTAGAGAAGGTAGTGAAATTTGGCCAGAAAAGCTAGATACAAAGGGAATGGATTATATGAAATCTACCACTCCAGAAAATGTTAAGGCCAGATTTGAATCTATTATTAAAACTAGATTACTTGAATCAAAAGAAATCAATCCTGCATTGATTATTCAAGATCTAGCTAAGTTCGAAAAAGAGATTATTGATTCTTTAAAGAATGGTGAAAAAGAATATCTTATTCCTAAATCCGTAAAGGAGTTAGAAGCATATGCCGATCCATTTAAAGAGCAAGGTGTTCGAGCAATTGCTGCATGGAATTATATTTATCCTGATCAAGAAATTAGATTACCTGCAAAAGTTGATCTTGTTAAATTATTATTAACGGATGAAATGGATTTAGAAAAATTAAAAAATGTAAATAGAGAAGTATATGAAATTGTAAAAGAAAATATTTTCAATAATCCTAATGAAAAAATTGCTAATAAGGGACTAGCAGTATTAGCAGTTCCTAGAAATATTGAGAAATTGCCTGAATGGACTGTACCATTTATTGATTATGATACAGTCACTTATAATATTTTAAAGAAATTTTATCCTGTATTAGAATCTGTAAACCTAGAAACAATTAAAACTTCTGGTAAAGAGTATTACTCGAATATATTAAATATATAATTAAAAAGTTATTAATACATTAACGTATTGATAATATAAAATTTTTAAATTAATGGAGGAATTGTATTATGGCAATGATGTATGGTAACAGACAGAATAATCAGAGAGATGGTAAACTAGATATGAATACAAGAGGTATTCAGATGATGAATGTTGAAGGTTTTGATCCTGCTACTCTTACCGTTGGTTCTTGGAATGAGATGCTAAGTCTTAGAATTAACCCTGCACTAGATCCTTCTAAGAGAAGTGAAGGTCGTATGTTCGATTATGAAAGAAACGTAAGTACCTCGTTAAATGCGGAGAATGTAATGATTTTATTAATTAAAATTAAGAATACAGTTCTTCCTGCAATTGAAAAGGGTGAAGAAGCATCTGTTGGTTTATTTATGGGTAATGGAGCATCCTTACTGGTGGTTGGTACTGGTAAGAAGCTAACAAATGAAATTCGCCCTTTCTTAGCAATTCATAAGAATTTAAATGAAAATACTAGAAAACCTGAAATGAGTATGTATTATGAATTTAGAAGAGGCGATGCTATCATCAATTATGATGAGAAGACTGGTAACTATGACGTGATGGAATCCGTTCCTGCAGAGCTACATCTATTTATTAAGCTACTAGAAGCTTATTTAATGCATGTTGGTAAGTTTAATGTACATTTTCAGAGATATGTAACTAAGTTTTATAATGACAGACTAATGAACACTGTTAATGCAGTTGCCGATAAGGTTGGTGCAAGTGTTAATTTAGCTGAGGGTAATAAGTATGCTCAAAGAAAAAATATTTTCGGTTCTAACAGCAGTACTTCTAATAGTTACTCTGATGATGCAGACCAGGAAACGTTAAGTGATATTTCTGAACTAGCAAATATGCTTGATCAGTAATTAAATAAAAATATAGCAATGGGATAATAATTTATCCCATTGCTTTTATTTTTTATATTGAGGTGGTTTTATAATGAGTCAATTTCAAAATGAATGTATATTTATCACATATGAGGATGTTATAAAAACATTTAAACCATTTGTATTACAGAGGTTAATGAGTGATGAATATAGAAATAATTATAAAGATTTTATTGATTTTACTAACATTGATGGGAAGAATTATGATCAACTGTTGACATTCTGTACGGCAACTCGTCATAGGAATATTTTACAAGCAATTGCAAAACAAGATTTTGATTTTGAATCTACATATAATGACTTATATTATACATTTGATGATATTGTAAAAGATTCACCTACTCTATTAATGGGGTCAAATTTAGTTATACTATTAAATCAATTATTTGTAAATAAAGTGTATATTTACACAGAAAACTATGATGAACGAATCCGAAACGATGTATCATATGTATATAAAGACACAACTAAAATGGAATATATTAGTGGTGATTTTAAAGAAGTTGTAAATTCTATTGATGAAAAAATAACATCATTTATATTGAATGATATTAATCGTATTAATGATTTGATTGATATTGATAAAATTTCATATACTAATATATTAGTATTAGATATTGGATATAATTATAATATCGCAGATGACTATCAAATATCTTTTAAAATTGATAATTTGGAGCAATTATCTAGAGATAAAATATTTAAACTAGGATTCTTTAAACAATTTGAATTACCTAATAAAGTATAATTTTATTATACTGAAAACATTTTTTTAACTTATATAAAGGAGGAACCTAATAAAATGGGCAATAATTTAGATTATCAGAGCTATGCTCCTAGTTATGATGACCGAAATGAAAATTCCGTAAAATGGAATGTTATTTCTGAAGACGAATTTAAGCATAAAGTTACTCTTGTTTTTAACAAGGTAGCAGAATCTCTTACTAAAACTCTTGGACCTTATGGTTCTACTACTATCATTGAACGATATGGTGAAATGATGGTAACTAAGGATGGTTGGAATGTCTTAAAGGGTATTCGTTCTAATGATCCTGTGTACAATAATATTTTAATGCTACTATGTAGAATTGCAGCACAAGTAGTTATTAAAGTTGGTGATGGTTCTACATCTTCTATTGTAGCAGCTAACTCAATTTTAAATGAATTAGAATCTGAAGATGAATTTGTAAAATCTTTAAGACCTAAAGACTTTATGAAAATTCTATCTGATTGTGTAAACCGTATTGTGGAATATATTTATGTCAATTCTACAAAAATCGATAAAAAGAATTTTGATGATATCCGAAATATCGCATACATTGCTACAAATGGTGATGATGAAATTTCTGATATTATTCATACTATTTATAAAAAGACAAGAAATCCTGCAATTGAATATGTAAAGTCTAAGACTGAAGAAACTACATATGAAATTATTGATGGCTATAAGGCAAATATTACTTATCTAGATAATATTTTTACTACTCATGATGATGGTACCTGTGTTATTGATAATCCTTATGTATTAATGTTTAATTATAAGATTGACCTTGAAACTTATACTAAGGTAATTATTCCTGCTGTAACTAAAGCCAGTGAATCTCATCGCCGTCTAGTAGTTATTGCACCTCATTATGATAAGTATTTGCTAGATAGTATTAAGAGACATATTCAAGCAGATTTCAGAAATACTGGTAGTTCTGCTATTGTTTATTGTAATGCACCTCTTGTAAATAATATTTCTCATGAGATGTATAATGATTTTGCTATTCTATGTGGTGCTGCAGTTATCACTGAGCAAGACATTGAAGATGGTGTATCTATTGACTATGCTATGGGTGCTGTTGAATCTATGGTAATTGGTCCTAAGACTACACTAATCAGCGGATTTACCAACCGTAATGAGAATATGTATAAAAAGATTCTTGAAGACGCTAATATTAAGTATATGAATATGCTTGAAGAAAATCAGAATAAGGGTATTGTTGACATTAAACTAAATGATGTCAAGAATCGTGCAACCAAGCTACAATGTAATATGGGTATTATCCATGTTGGTGGTAATACTACTCTTGAAAAGAGTGCAAACTATGACCTTGTAGAGGATGCGATTAAAGCATGTGAATCCGCATATAACTATGGTTATAATATTGGTGGAAACCTGATTATTTCTATTGCTATTGATGATATTCTACAGCATATTGAAACTGATGATGTACATCGATATATGTATAAGATTATTAAGAATGCGTTTAAACGTGTTCTATTCACTATCTTTGATAATAAATGCGTAATTGAAGATATTAATGAGGATGTAAATAATAAGATTTATAATGAGTGTGTTGCTAATAGAGTATGTTATAATATCATCAATGAAGAATACTCTGTAGATATTATCAATTCTTGTGAGACTGATATTGAAATTCTAAAAGCAACTGTATCCATTATCTCCCTATTAATTTCTAGTAATCAGTACATTTCTATTGAAAGTACAACTGAAATGAATTGATAATACACTCGGAGGAGGTCTATGAACCTCCTCCGATTATACTATCAGAAAGGAGAGTGATTTTTTGTTCTATCATCAGTCAATATTCGAATATATGGATAACCCAATGGGTAAAGGTTCTACTGCAATTGCTAATCGAGGTTTGATTAAATCTAATTTAGATCAGCGGTATAACAACCTTATAGAGAAGCATAAAAATTTTAAATGTGATAAATTTTTTGATGGACAACATTTTTATTTTCATTTATTAATTCCTTCTGAAAGTGAAAGAAATAATAAATATGATGTGGTCATTGAATTATCAGATCCATTAGGTGACTTCTCAAAAGATATTACGTTGAATCGATATGTTATGCGAGTATTTAGTAATTGTCCTTCATTTGTATTTACATATGCATATGTATTTAATAAATATGGGATGTTAATTGAGCCATTAAAAGTAAAATATACTGATATTATTTTTGATAATCAACCAAATATTAAAAATCCTGGTGAAATTATCAACTTTGAAAAATCAATATATTTTGCATGTAAGTATTTAGCTTCTCATAAAACATTATTAAATAAGTTATCTTTAGCAAATGTAACATCTGTTGGTATGAAAAAGAATTTTGAAAAGATTCGTAATACCGATACCATATTGAAAGAAATTAAACGAGAAAATCATCGTATTGCTGAAGAAAAAAGAATTAAGAAAAAGTCTAGTGTTTACAAACCACCTAAGACGGATGATATACATAAAGTAAAGGTAGTTAATAAAACGACAGGCTCAAGAAGGGTAACTCCTCATGCCAAAATTAGTAAAATAAAACCGAATAAAAAAATAAAGTAATTTATGAATATATATTATAATAGTATACGCGGGCAACAAGGAGGAGAAACAACTATGAACAAAAAATCGTTTATTAGAGTAGACGATTGGACGCCAACCAAATCAGACATGAAAGTTTCCTATGATGGAAAACTAATTATTATTAATTTTGATAAATTATTTAATAGGCATGAGGGTAACGCTTTAAATACATTTATTATTAAAAAAGAATCTTATGTAAAAAGATTACCCGACCTTTGTCACTACATCAATTACTTTATTAAATTTTATGACCCGGACAATGAATTACTGCTCGCTTATTTAAAATTAAAATACCTGTTAGATAATAAAAATAACAATATCAGTATGGAAGCTGTAATTAAGCTAATATACAATATTTTATTATCTGAATCGATAGTAAATAAAATTAAACAGATGACCGAAGACAACTATTATATTGATTTATCATCAAATGATGGTATTAAATATAATGAAACATTGGAATTTAATGCGGAACATGCAAAAGTATTGATGAATATATCAATATCAATGAAAATTATGGTTCCTGTTATGTTCCACTATCTCAATGTATATAACCGTATTAAAAAGCGTCCCAATATCTTTAGATTCTATGAAGGATTATTTGATTTATATGGGGATGAAATCGATATTTATAATAAATTATTTATATCCATTCATAGTAAAGTTAATGTAAACTTTGTTCGTAATAAAGTTATTTGGTCCCAAAGAGAATTCTTTGGGGTAGATCCTTTAATTCAAATGGTTGAATTGTTAAAGGATAAAATTATTAGTGAAACGATTTTTAAATTTCAATTCGATAAGAACGTGATATCGTAAAATATATGCGATATATATGCAGTAATGTGTATAAAGCAACATTTCTAATTGCTGGAAACTCCTTAGAGCCTAAAGTACCAAAGTGTAACAATCTTTAGGATTGGACAATCAGCAGCCAAGCCTTATACATTATATAAGGAAGGTTCAACGACTATTCCGAAAGGAAGTACACTCAAGTGAGTGGAAATGGAATGCCCCTTATTGATTAATAAGGGTGAAGATATAGTCTGATCTCTATAGAGATATAGAGAAGTTCATAAGAGAACTGCATAAGATTAACGACCTTATGTGAACATAAATGTTATATATGTCGTCTTGGACAAACAGCTACGGTTTTTCCTTAATAAAATAGGGTCATTATATATGATGATATATAATGAGAATTCTTTTAATTGCTGGAAACTCTGACCGGATAATGCCGAAGACAATCAGCAGCCAAGCTCTTTATTATAAAGAGAAGGTTCAACGACTATTCCGAAAGGAAGTACACTCAAGTGAGTGGAAATGGAGAACATACATCATAAATTTATTATAATATGTATGAAGATATAGTCTCATCTATATAGAAATATATAGCAGTTCATAAGAGAACGGCATAAGATTAACGACCTTATGTGAAGATAAATGTATTGAACCGTACAAGAAAAATCGAATTGAATTATCTGCTAAGCGTGATGCTAGTGGACTATCTGGGTTAATTGTTATAGCTCAGTATAAACTCCTTTAATTGCTGGAAACTCTGACCGGATAATGCCGAAGACAATCAGCAGCCAAGCTCTTACTTCACACATAATTAATATAAAAATACTGTAATTACACAGAAAGGAGGAATATTTAAATGGAAAAAGAAATTTGGACAAATATCTATATTAATAATGAAAAAACAATATATGATATAAGTACATTTGGACAAATAAAAAATACAAAAACTAATAAAATTTTAAAACCATATTCTAATCATAAAGGATATTTAATGGTTCGTTTATATCATAATAAAGAACCGTATGATTTTAGTGTTCATAGATTGGTCGCTTTACATTTTATGCCTGTTAGATTTATTGAAACTGATCAAGTTAATCATGAAGATGGTAATAAAAAGAATAATCATTTAGACAATTTAACTTGGGTTACAGGTACATCAAATATTAAACATGCAGTTGAACATAATTTAATAACATATCATAAAGGTAAAGACCATCATATGGTAAAATATGATGAAGAATTAATTCATAAAATTTGTAAAATGATATCTAAAGGTTTTAATAATAACGATATAATTGATAATCTAAATGTAAAACGTACTTTAGTTCAAGATATTCGAGATAAAAGATCGTGGACTGTTATATCGGATCAATATAGTTTTCCTAAATTATCTAGATCGAAATATGATGATCAGTTAATATATAAAATATGTGAATTATTAGAAAAAGGGTATTCGACAAGACAAATTAGACATGAATTAAATTTACCTGCAGAAACTAAATATAAAGATCTTATTAATAAAATAAGAAACCATAAATATTATAATCATATATCCAAAAATTATGTGTGGTAATAAATAAGAGAAGGTTCAACGACTATTCCGAAAGGAAGTACATCCAAGTGGATGGAAATGGGGAGCATCTTAAATAATTAAGATGAAGATATAGTCTGGTCTATATAGAAATATATAGCAGTTCATAAGAGAACGGCATAGAATTAACGACTCTATGTGAACATAAACGTGGACAAGCTCGAAATGAATTCATCTAAAATTGATGAATCTATTGTAATATTGTCTGATGTTAATATTAAAAAGACAATCAAACGTATTAGAAATAAAATGCATATTGAATTATCGAAAGATGAGATTGAATATTATCGTGAAAATACTAAAATCACTAAATTTCAATCCCAATTAGTGTTCTATTATTATGCAAAATATTTTGGAGGTTATCGTGATCTTCAAATGTTAAATAGAACACAATATATTAAATTATTGGTTATGTTAAAAAAGAGATTACAGTATCAGGCATGTGTTTATCTTCCTCAATTATTAACTGGAAATATTGAGACTAGATTAAACGCACGAACGATTCGTAATGATAAGTTTTTAACTAAAATTAAAACATCTTCTATTTATCAAAGAATTATTGATGATAAATATAGCACATTGGCTGATATTAACAAAGAAGATTTAATTATCAGTATGATGTCGACACTATTAAATACAACATTTACATTTGTAGATTATGATAATGATGAATTGTTGGGAAAACCAATTGAAGTTAGTCAAGATATTTTATGTGATGAATTTTTAAATTTCTTAAACCAACTATAATTTAAAATACTTCTGCAGAGTTATTTTAAACACGATGACTAGTAAAGATATATTTATGTATCTTTACTAGTCATAATTTATTTTAAAAGGAGAAATTTATTATGGTTACTAAAGCACTATTTGCAAAATATTTAAAATCTAAAATTGAAAGTGTATATTATCGCATATCGAATGATAAAGTTGTTGGATTTTATGGAATTAAGCTGTATGGTGATATAACTTATGATATGAGAAATTATATGCCATCTTATTGTGATATTTATTTAGTAAGTGTTAGTGATGATTATCGATTTTATGATGATAATCATAATTATTCTGTTGAACACATATCGAATCGATATGCAGAAACAATTATGTCTAGAATAAATGGTAACGATTTTTTAAAATTTGAAATTTGGGTAGTTGATGGAGAAAGTAATCTTAGATTAATCGAGTATGAAAAGCATGGTAATAAACTAGAACATGTACTTCATAAATTAATTCATAAAAGTGAAGTTTCTCAAACTTTATTTTAATTTCAACGTATTATTAATAAATATATAGGAGGAATTTATATTATGAATGAATTTGCATTTGGAAATTATTTACGACCCAAACTTAGTATCATCCATTCATATAATTCAAGTGGTCAAGTATGGAGTTATTATGGTTTAAATATCACTGAAGAATATAGTAATGAAATTATGATTCCATCATATTGTGATGCGTACTTAGTATTAGTTGACAATAAATATCGATTTTATGATAAACACAAATACTCGTTTAAAATAATTTCACAAGATTATGCTCATGCTATTACATTAAGTAAGACATATGAAAATTTTATAGATTTTGAAATTTGGATAAAGGATAAAAATAATTATACTACATATTACACGTTTAATAAGTTTTCTGACACAACTAAAAATATGATCATTAAACTAATTAGTGATTTTGAAAGTTACGAAGATAATAACAGTGAGTTCAGCATGATTCCAAAAACATGTTTTAGTAAATATAAGACATTAGAATATATGCAGTATAAACATGTGAATGACAGAGAAATTAAAGAATGGGTTGGTTCTGCAACTATTATTAATAATGGTATCCATTCACCTAGAAAGACTGTAAAAGCTGGTCATATTATTGATAAGAACAAAGTAGTTCATCAGTTATATATGAATGATTATATTTTACGAACATCTGAAGAAAATGTATTTGTTATTATTTCTGAAGATGTATTTAATAGATTATTTGAGCCTTATGGTGATGATGAAAGTTATGAGTTAATTCATAATATGGATGAGGAAGGTTGTCAAATGTGAATGAATATGAAACTAAAGTAGAAATTGTTGATAAATTATTAAGCTTACCATATGCTCATCGAGTTAATCATAATCAGATTGCATTACGATGTGCATTTTGTGGAGATTCTAAAAAAGACCCACGAAAGACAAGATTTTATGTGCAAACTAATATAAATTCTGATATACCTATGTTGTACAATTGCTTTAACTGTGGTGTATCAGGTATTATAACCCCTCAAGTATTAAGAACTTTTGAAATTAATGATCTATCATTAAATAGTAGTTTATTATCATTGAATAAATCGATTAGTCATAAATCAGCAAAGTCATTAAAAATAAAAGATAATAAATTATCATTAAAAGTTCCTATTCCATTAAATACAAAAAATAATAAAGATAAAAAACTATATATTGAAAATAGACTAGGGCGACAGTTTACTACAGATGAATTAGTTCAGTTGAAAACTATATTCAGTCTTGAGCAATTATTGGTAAAAAATAATATCAATGAATTAACATGTAATTCAGACGTTGCAAATTTATTAAATGATGAGTATGTTGGTTTTTTAACAGTAGATAATGGGCATATAATATATCGGGATATTACCAATAAAAATAAATTCAGATATAATAAATATTCAATTATACCAACATTGGATACATCTAAGAAGTTTTATACAATCCCAAATCAGATTGATATAGTTTCTTCTGAACCAATATATATCCATATTGCTGAAGGAATTTTTGATATACTTGGTGTATATTATCATATTAAAAATGAGAAAAAAAAGAACCATATATACATTGCATCGTGCGATAGTTCATTTTTATTACCATTAAAATATTTTATTGGTAATGGGTTGATTGGTGACAATATACATATTGAGATGTATTCAGATAGTGATCATGAACCATATTTTTATCATAAGTTAAATAAAGAATTAAAACCCTGGGTTAACAGTATTAAATTATTTTATAATTCAAAAGAAAAAGATTTTGGTGTTCCAAAATCCTCCATTAATTTAATCAAAAAAACGATCCCTTAAGACTGGATGAGCAACCAGTCTTAAGGGATATATTATGGAGGAATAAAACGAACAATGAAGAAAACCGAAAGAAAAAAAAATAAAGAAGTGAGTAGTCTTCTTTATCTTAATGTTATATTTTTTATCGTCCCGTTAACAATTAATTAAAATGAATAAATAGGTGGTGAGGTTTTTGGGACAGATAATCAGTGATAAAAAATTTATTAATGATAATATTTTTAAATATGAACAAAGATTAGAATCTCAATATACTATTTTTTTAGATAATACACCAACATTTGTTACATATTATCATATTAATAATGTTAATAGTATTACTGATACAGGATTATTAAACGTAGATAATATCCTAGGTCCAAATTCGCCTCTAAAATATCAGTTAATTAAAGACTTTCCAATTTATGGAATTGATCAAATAAAATTAGATCTTGCTGAAGAAGAGGAAGGTTTAACGAGTAGTTATGATGGTGAAGGTATTATTCTTCCAAATACAGTTAAGCCTTTACCAAATGATATGTTCCATGTATCATATTTAGATAAAGACTACCTGTTTATGGTAACAAATATTGAATATGATACTATTAAAAGTAATAACTTTTATAGAATAGGATTTACATTACGTTCATTAGATACAGATGAACATGATTTATTAGATCATCAAGTATTTGAAAAATACGTATGTAATTTCAACAATATTGGAACTGATGATAAATGTATTATTGAAGAAGATTCTTATATACTTATCCAAGAATTAGAGAAAGTATGCACACTAATATCTGATAGATATAAGACCCTGTTCTATAGTAAAAAATTTAATAGTTTTATTTTTTCTTATGATAATAATATAATTTATGATCAATTCTTATCTCATTTTATTATGAATAATCATATATTTTATAAAGATGATGATTATGATTCATTGGTATTGACAAATGAGGATTATGGAATTCAATTCCCAATACTATATGATGAATCAATTTATCGTACAATAGAAACTCGGAACATAGATAATTTAGAATATATTCGATATATTACTACATCTATAACATATCAGAACTCTATATTTTTTTATTATAATAAATTAGATAATGTTCGTTCAGTATATTTTATGGATGTTGGTGATCAAGAGTATATTTCAGATAATATAATCAATTTAATTCAACAAAAACAAATTCCTCATGGAACTGATATTTTAGATGAACTGTTCATATCATATTTTATAAATGATGATAATATTTATAATATTGATATAGATAGATTAAAGCATTTTAGATTACGGTATACATTTGATATTTTTATAAAAATTCCTATGGTATTATATATTATACGTAGCATTATTAATAATTATATGCACGTCTAAAAAACATTCATATAATAATGTACATGAAAGGAGTATCCTTACTATGCTAAATGATTTAAAGAGATATATTAATAAAGATAATGAGTTTACTTCTGCTCTAGAAGCAACTGCATATGCTGTTATTGAGAATGATATCGATGATATCAAGTCTGCTTTTTTAGATAACCCTGAAGTACGAATGATCGGTGTTGAGAATGATCCTGAAATTAAGAAATTAGTTGATGCTATTCCCCCTGTAGATGGTGATGTATCTACTATGGATATTTCTCAAATGATTGAAAACTTTATCCCTGGTGACGTTGATGGTGAAGATGTTAATGAGTCTTCTGTTGAGGAAGAGGTATCAGAATCTTCTACTGATGACGAACTACTAGAAGCAGAAATTGAAGATGTATATTATGACGGTGAGTATTTAGCTGAAGATTTAGATTTCGATAGTACATTTGAACCTGAAGTTGAAGATGTTGATATGAATGATCGTGACGATCTATCTGATGCTAAGGATAATATCACTTATCCTGATAACTGTAATGAAAATTTTATGATTGATGACTTCGATGAATTTGAAAATTTTTAATGATTAATATATCAATATGAAAGGATGTACTACAATGAAGACCAATAAGAAGCGTATTAAAATTTTAAGTACTGGTATGATTAAAGTCCATGGATTTATTAATGGTCCTGTACTTACCCCTTACTATGAAGATATCGGCGTTATTATTAAAATGCTAACTGCTGGTGTTAAAGTAGTTGAGGTTGCAGATAATGGTGCTGAGACTTTACTAACTGTTTCTAGTGTTCTTGCAGATAGTGAAAAGCAAGAAAAGGAACAGGTTGAAGAAGTAAAGGTTGAAGAAACAGTAGAAGAGGTTGTTGAAGAAGTAGTGGAAGAGGTTAAAGTTGAAGAACCTGAAACCTCCGATGAGCAGGTAATGGAAGAAAATGTCCCTACTACTCAGAAGAATACTAATAACAACTATAATTATAAAAAAAATAATAAGCATAAGAAATAAAATAATAAGACTAGTAGATAATCAGTTGCGATTATCTACTAGTCTTTTTTTAATTACTTAATACTCAAATCCCATTGTTGTACCATCTAATGGGATATCATCAATCTCGTCATCATTATTTCTAATAATATCAAATTCTTTTTCCTTGTTATCCAGCATAGTTAGCTTGGCCTCCTTAAATAATTTGAAGACTTTCAGGAGTATTCCCAAAACTAACATTTTTGCAAGATACTATTTTAAAATGTTATGTTACTAATATTGATCATTTATAGATCTTTCATCCATGGCGGTAGATTTGATTTGTTTACCGGTTTATAATCTTTACAAATCATTTTCTTTAACCATGACAATGTTTTTCGCTTACTGCAATTCTTATATAATATACAGTTTTCGCATTTCATCTAACATTCCACCTTTAGAATGTAAATTTATAACCCTTTTCAGTGTGTTCGGAAGATCCTTTCTCAATGATCTGTTCAAACCCCAATTCCTTCAATGCATTATCAACATCATCTTTACTCATTTGGAGATCTTCTGCAATATTCTTTTTAGAAATCTCCTTGTAGTTGTAGCCATCTAAGAATGTCATAAGATGTAAAAATACTCTTAATTCTTTCTTAGATAAACTGTCGTTATAAACCACTTTTTTAAACTGTTCTCTATTAATAGAGATAGTTTCCTTGTGCTGGAAAGTTCGTCTTGTAGTGTTCGTAGCCATTTTTTATTCCTCCAATAATTAATTATAAATCTATATACATATTCGTATATACTTATATAATATATATTTATAATCTTTAACTTAACGATTAATCCATAAATGATAAAATTTAAATTAATGCATCATCTGTAGCCCAATCAAGAGTTTTCCAACTATTATCAGAAATATTACTCATTTCATCTTTTAATAATCTATATTCTTCTAGTGTTGGATATCTTCTCTTCCCTAAAGCAACTTCTCTCATATAATACAAAAAAGTTCCTTCTTCAATATCTTGATTATCACATACACATATAGATGTCTCATCAACATATGATAATGATCCATCATAATAATGATATTTACCATCATCATTGATACCTTCTAATACATATGAATCACATTCAAATGCACTGTCGATTATATTATTTAAATTTTCCACTACAATATATTTACCACCATTATGTTTAGTAGTAACTAAAGTACCAGTATCAATTGACTTATAATTATTATCAAGTACATGTGGATTAATTGTTGTAAAAAATTCTATATTTTCAGTAGGCGACTCCCAATTAAAATTAAATACTAATTCATTTATACTATTACCATAATATTCAATATCACATGAATCAGTACATTTAATCATATAATCTAATTTATCTTTAGTTGGGATAATCTCTTTCATTTTTCTTCGAATTCTATCTTTAAATTCTTCTACTGATTGAGATATGATGTGTTTATCAGTAAAAGCATATATTTTAACATCACTATATTTAGTATATGGGTCTATATGATCATGAATATATTCAAATAATTTATCAATATCATTTGTAGAATAAACAAGGTCAATTTCTTTTATATGTACAGTATATATAATATCCATTAATATTTACCTCTTAATTTAAGTAACTTTTCTCTATTATGTTCACTTCTTTTATTACCCTTTAGTTTTAAAAACTCCTCATATTTTTCATCTAATTTATCCATATTAATATTTTCTGGATGTTCACGATATTGTCTACAATAATCATGAAGTTCTTCACATGCATAATTAACAAATTCTTCAACTAATTTAATATGTTTAGAATTAATATCTTTTAATTGATCTTTACAATCATTACTAAACTTAGACATTTCTCCATTCGAATGTAGTATAATGAATGGATCATTCTTTCTCTTTCTACCATCAAATGATACTTTAACTCTATCGGAGTTTTTATGTTTTGCAGTATCATCTTCAGGAAAATAAATTCTAATAATATTTATTCGTTTATCCAAATCTCTATCTAAAATAACACCGTCCTTAGTTTGTCCACCATATGCTTCTTCAGCAATAAAATAATCTGTTCCAGAACATTCAATAATTAAAGACCAATCGGTTTCTTCCATATAGTTTTTATTAAAGATCATAATATTTAACTTCCTTTCTTATTTTTTATTTATACTAGTAGATATAATATTTCATTATATCTACTAGTATAATATATAATTATAATATTTAAATTAACGATTAATCCATAAATGATTTAATTGTCTTAGAATCTGTAGGATCATAAACTGCATTTTCATAAGCTAAACTATGTACTTTATCATGATCCAATTCGTGATCTAGTTTATTAGTATAAGTGGTTTTAGTATTTTCAGCAACCATCTGATATTCCTTTACAGTATCAGTCAATTCCGAATGTTTAGTAATACCGTCAATACCATTACCAGTTGTAGACGCGCTATCAAAACAAACAGTCTCAGTATAAGGCTCATTTGTCAGAGTTCCTGTTGATCTGACTGCAGACGTCGATCCAGTCAAAGTAGTATTATAAAAATATGCGTCATAATGCTTACATTTACATACAACTGAAAGTAAATGTTCTGGATCCTCATAACTAAAACTGGATAGCTTAGAATGCATATCTTGCATTAATCCACGATACTTACAAACATGTGTATGTTTACAGCTATTACATAACATCGTTTCAATCTTCATAATATTTTCCTCCTAATTAATTTAAAAAGTATTTATCGATAGTTCCAAATATTGGAGATGTAAATTTATACGTTAAATCAATTGAACATAAATTATTATATTCACTCATCGGTATAATTACGTTGAATACTAGATATTTGTCATCTAGTGAAATTACATTTTTACTACACATATTTTTATATACATCACATGAGTATCGCCTTATACAATACTTACATACAGTATGCATATATTAATATCACCTTCATTCATTATTCCAATTCTTTTTATTCATTAAATCAATTGTTAATATCTTTTTACATTTCTTTTTAAATACAGGAAGCCTTTTCGTATACATCGTGTATGCGTAAGGAAATCCTCTATCAATTAATTCTACATAAAATGTATTGTCTGAATCAGAATACTCTCTTAATCTTCCAGGAATTTGATCTGCTTGTACTTTAGACGAGTACGCTTCTGTCATAATAACGGTTCGCAATCCTTTAATATCAACACCAGTTCCAGCAGATTTAGGAGTAGTGCTAATAATATCAGCATTCATAGCCTGTTCTTTTGCAAAATCAGTAAGCTTTGAATGTAAAGATGCTACGTTATATTCTGGTAAATAATCTTTAATATATTCAGTAATCTTTTCAACTAACTCTATTGTCGTTGATAGAATTAAAATTTTACCTTCATAGGTTATAAAATACTTCACAGCATATAATAATGCATTGAAAAACTCATCATCCTGTAATTGATATGCCGCAAACTTATTTTTATTCCATCCTCGTACTGTATGCATAGAACCCTGATCAACTATACTTGGATTAGAATTATACATAACACCTAAAAACATGATATGTTTACGCAAATCTTTCTTAAGAATTTCTCCATATTTAATCACATTTTTAAAGCATCGATTAAACAATTTATTCTGTTCATTATCGGAGCGTTCAAATGTTGCAGTAAGATAAATCGTTCTTTTCGTATTTGTATTTAAATCAATTCTCATCGTATTTTCAAAATTTAAATGAGCTTCATCAAATACTTTTACACCAATTTTAAGAAATTGAAAAAGTTCATGGACTCTATCCCATCCATGAGATTTACCATAAGCATTTAATGTACCATGATTTACAATATAAACTTTATAAGGCAATTTCTTCATTCTATATAACCGATTAATAGCAGATGATGAGTCAATATCATATATCTGCAAATCATTAACATCTGTCATATTAATGAATGTTTCATACCATTGTTTTTTAATTTTATCAATTGGTGTGATGACCATAATTTTAGTATTAAAGAATTGAGATGCTGCACAAGTTACATATGTCTTACCTGCTCCTGTTGCAAGAGTTAATGCGAGTTGACTATACTTCGATGTGTATTCAAAACCCTGTTGACCAACTAGATATGCAATTGATTTTCTCTGCACATCATCTTTTGGGAAAACTTTAGTTTTAATACTACATTTATCATATGGATCAGGATAATAATCCATAATAGATGTACTATCTAATAGTTTTTCAACATATAAAACATCTATTCCTCTAGGAACGCGAAGTTGTCGTTTTATTGAATCATAAAAATATCCCATAGGAATAAGACTAAACGTAGGTTTATCCCATATAGATAGATATTTTTCTAATTTAGGACAATCGCCAAGGTCATAATCATTAATTAAAATTCTTGAATGTTGTACAATGATTTTATTCATGAAATCATCCTTTATTAAATTTTATATATACTTCTATGATCTTCACTATATGTCGGTGAGTCTATAAATAGTACTTCTGTATCATAGTCTTCAGCACCTATACTTGATACAATACAATACATATCATAATGATAAAAATCTTTTTCTTTTCTTAATTTAGTATACATTGTACATAATGCAGTTTTTAGAATATCTCCAACTTCATCTAATGAAAAATCATTTCTAATCTTTTCTAAAATATCATTCATAGTAATATCCTCAGATTCATTAGTGTTTTGTGGTACACTAGTCGTTGCATCAATAACAGACTCATCACGTTCATAGTAACGTAGATTATTATTTTTGCAGAAATTTTCATTCTCATCCGCACAAACATACCTTAATCTACAAGTAGCACACGTTCTCATAATCATTTCCCTTTCATATAATTATTATATACATGAATAATATCAGAAATTAAATCATCTAAATAAATATTATGATTAATAGTTAACTTAATACCATATTCATCGTCATTGATTTCTTTAATCCACTTTTTCCAATTCTTACTAAGTGTTTCAGTAAGACCTTCATATGCTCTTTCTCTTCGATAAATACGGAGCACAATATACTCATGCTTATAACATTTTTCTAGATCAGGATATACTATAACATAAGGAATGTTAGCTTCCTTTAATGCATCTCTTACTTCTTTATGAGAAGATACAAATACTAAAGAATTATCTGTATTGACAGCCTTAATATGCTTAATATAATTATTCGGAAAATCAGGGTGTCTTCCTTTCGAATGGTCATTTTTATCTATCCATGAATAAGAAGAACTATCGGAATCGTATACTTTAAACATAGTATCATGAGTATCTGCCCAAATACTACGGTTATTATAATTTTTTACATAATAACTTTTACCAATCCCAGGAAATCCACACACCACCATAGTTTATTCCTCCAAATTTACTCAATGTTTGATTTATTTAAAATATCTAAATCGGTAGTAATTCTACACCATTCAGTACAATTGTAAATCCAATGAATTACTTTTGCATCAAACAATGCATTATGTTTTTGTATATCATCAAATATAGTTTCAAATTCATTTTCAAGAAGTTCCTTTAAAAATTCTTCTCGATTGATATCAAATGCTTCCACATTACTACATGATTTCATAATTGCAAGATTATCATTAACATCATATGCAACTGGATTAATAAATCCATTTACGATATCACTTAATGCACCACCAAATAATTCAAGAAAATGACAAAAATCATAATGACAAACATCACTAACAAATTGGATAGGCATTTCACAATTCATATTCAACCATCGATATAGTTCACGACCAATTTCATATGTATTACCTTTCATTCTAAAACCATCTTCAATATAATATAAGCATGATTCAGACTCATTATATTTTAGATTAGTAATTACATTTTCTTTAATCCAATCAGAACAGGATTCGATATCATAATCATTGAATTCTGCATAAAATGTTTTATCATTATCAAGATAAACACCAATACTGATAGGCTTATCTTTCATAGTAAGACCCGTCATTTCAAAATCTACATAAATATTACTCATATTATTCGTCCTTTCTTATTTTTATTATATTAATAGGTATAATTATTTCATTATACCTATTAATATAATATATAATTAAATTTTATATTAAATATGATACGTATCTAAATGCAATATCCCAGTACCCCAATGTCTATCATAATCCACAAATAATAAATCAACAAACATTGGGTCATCACTAAGTTCACATATTAACTTTACATGATCAGAAAATCCCTCAGTTGACAATAAATTTCTATATATTTGAGCCAAAACATAACGCGCCAATCTAGATAATTCATCCATAGAAAAATCATCATTAATTATTTGATTAATAATATCATCCATAATATTCACCTCATATCATAATTTTTCTTTAAAGAATGGATCAACAAAAGAGGTTCCAGTCTTACGGAATGTTAGAGGAGATAGTAACTGTCTTCCTAAGAATTGGAAAGATAGACCAATTAATACAGACGGGTGTTTCTCTAATGCACCACTTACTGTTAACATCTGTGTATCCTGTAATGCACTATATTTAGTAAAATCAGGTCGTTCTAATACATCAGAAATAGAACGAATTAAAGGTGTTAGTAGTACTTCTGCATGAACACTCATAATATCAATACTAGACTCAATCATTAGATCCATCATAGATTGTACTAAATCATTGACAGTTTCAATACCTAATTTCCTACGCCCTTCTCTAGTGTCAAGTAAGCCCATGATGTCATATAATGGTCTAGTTAATTCTCTATTTTCAATCTCAATTAAGAATAGTCTACTTTCATCTTCAATATCATTGAAATTAATTTCATAAATTTCAGGATCACCTTTAGGATGTTTCATTAGTTTCTTTAATTCAGGTGTAATGTAAAATTCTTTCATAGATTTTTCATTCATTTCCATGATCTCACCAGTATTATTATCTATAACATGGAACATTGTGACGAAAGAATTTAATTCACCTTCATTTAATTCACTCATAGTAATGATATTATCTTTAAAGATTAACAGAGCGTAATTATCATCATCACTATCTAACATATTTAAAGTAATTTCATTTGCATTAAGAGAAAAGAATTTACTGAATTTTTCACTAAATTCAATTTTCTCAGATGTTGTTGTCAGTAGATGTTTTGTTGAGAGGATTCTCTGTGATAAGGGTTCGGTGATCACAGCTCCAGCAAAAGACCCAATACCAAGACCATAATTGGTATGGTAATTAATTGGACCATAACAACATTCACAAATACCTTTCTTTGATGCACATGTAATAGGCGATTTAACTAGAATCTTTTTACCAATAATATGAGTATCAGATTCAGTTAACACTTTATAATTTCTTTCATGTGGTAATTTATACATTCTACCAATCAATCTGTCCATATGCTTTTTAGTTTTAATTTCAAGACAAATTGGATGAACTGATCTACAGTGTTTTTTATTTTCTCTTAATCTAATATCAGAGACTAAGAGCATACATCTTCGGGCAAAGGCTGTTTATATTCACATAAGGTCGTTACTCTTATGCCGTTCTCTTATGAACTGCTACATATTTCTATGTAGACTAGACTATATCTTCATTTTAGATTTTTCTAAAATGTTTCCCATTTCCACTCACTTGAGTGTACGTCTTTCGACTAGTCGTTGAACGTTCGTTTAAAAATATTTAAAATTTATAATAATTTGAAATATCTGTTCGTCTTTCTCTATTTTTAATATTGCGAACATATCTACTACTACATCCAACAATATTTGCAATTTGACTAATTGTTAAATTGTTCTCCTCTAATAATTTACATATCATATGAATTGAGTCGTTGGAAACTTTATTCATTAATCTTGGAAACTCAAAATTTTTTGAAATATGTGTCCATGTATTACGATTATTTATATGATATATAGTATCTTCGGAAATATTTAATATCTCAGATATTTCTTTTATAGATTTATTATTAGATAACATTTCACAACATTTTAATACTGTCTCGTCATTAATTTTAGCAAAATTACAATTTTCACCAATATTTGATCTATTATCACATAATCCACTATCAAAAGCATGTTTTATATTTTCACTATGAGTACACCATTCTAAATTATAAACACAATTATTAGTCTTATCGCCATTACAATGATTTACTTCTAAATCATCATATGATAATCCTTTATCTAAATATTTTTTAGGAATAGGAATAAATGTCATTGCAACCAATCGATGAATTTTACATTTTTTAGTATTATCACCAAGTTTTAAATTAACATACATATATCCTTTTTTATATTTACTGATAGATAATGGTTTATTACTTAACATGCTATATATTTCACCGTTAGTAGAGATTATATAATCTGAATACTGTATTCCATTTACATAAAGAGGACTTTTCATATAAATATCAATTAGTAACATATTAATATCACTTCCTTTCATTAATATAATATATAATTGAAATATATAAAATAACGATTAGTATTGTGAATTGTTAAATATATTTTTAAACGCTTCGCTGCGGATTGTCCAATCTTATAATCTTTTTACTATACCTAAGGCATTACCCTTCGCCCTTATCTATATCACTATGATAAGTTAGTAATTATAAGCTCTAAGGAGTTTCCCGCAATTAGAGAAAATTCATTATGTCAATATGACATAATGGGCACACAATTTACCAGATTCCATTTATCTTCACATAAGGTCGTTACTCTTATGCCGTTCTCTTATGAACTGCTATATGTCACCATATAGATGAGACTATATCTTCATCTCTAATGAGATGCTCCCCATTTCCACTCACTTGAGTGTACGTCTTTCGACTAGTCGTTGAACCTTCCTTATATAATATAAGGCTTGGCTGCTGATTGTCTCAATTGAGAGTTCCCAGCAATTAAAGGAGTTTGCTATATACATCACTGTACATAGGAGCTAAGTTTAAACCTCGACCCATTTTGCTTTTGTTCATAATAAGGGACTTCCTGCCTCCTAAACTGTCGATGAAATATCCACTAATTGTATTTAAACCACCAACAACTAAATTAGAATTAATAGGAATAGGAATTGTTTCACCAGAAATATTAGGTTTAAGACCAATATTTCCGGAAAATTCGAACAGTTGCTTATCCTTTATACCTGCACCAACGTTTAGCATAGGCTTAAGATCATTTTCTTCATTTTTCAAAATCTCAATTTCTTCACGCATTAATTTATGAAGATATTCTTCAATTTCATTAGGTTGCCAACTAGGATCAACCTTCGTATGAAGAATTTCATTGAATCTTTCATTATTATTAGCTACATTAATGAAAGATTCAATACTCATACTCATACCTAAAATAGGATTAAAATCTGTTGAAATTCTAGACAGATTAAAAATAAGGTCATGAATAATAATATTTAATTTCTTATTAGAAATCTTATTTCTAAAAGGAATAATAATTTTTTGGTCAATATATGCTTTAATATAACCCGCTGAAATTTTCTTTGGATCAATAATAAATGATTCATCAAGATGTTTAACTGAATCCAGTACAATAAGCGGTTCCCAAAAGATAATATTCGTTAAGAAATGTCTTAATTGTAATGTATGAATATATCCATCCTCTTTAAATCTAAAATGTACTGGACATTCTCTTAATTCTTTAACTTCAAATCCTTCTCTAAGTTGATTAAATATATGAATAATAAATTCTTTATATTTTTTCTCACTTTCCATCTCATTTTCCATTACATAACATGTATTGGTATATGAATCGATAATTTCTTTTACTTCTGGTCTCATTACTCATTATCCTCCTATAAAATTATTAGCTTATACTTACATACAAATATAATATATAATTGAAATTGATGTTTAATTATATTATGTTACTAAGATGTTATTGAGAATATAAAATGTTAAAATTGTTGGAATAAGGGGAAATCCTTATTCCAACAATTAATTTATTTAATTGTATCAGTTAATGTAATACTAAATTTAATATTACCTTCACCAAATACATACACATTATATTCAAAACGATGTTTCTCGTTAACGCTAACAGGATAATTTCCTACATATGCTCTAGGAATATAAACAGATTCATCAGATTGTCTATCTTTTAAATCATCTAAACATACTAATCTGTATTTGTATGTCCAACCACCATCTTCTGAAAAAGCAATACAGATAATACCATTATTTAAAATATTAGAATGTTTACTAGAATAATAAATATTAGGATATGTATTCATATGAGTTCTATTAAAGTCAATATTATATAACCCATAATAATCTGTATTTGTATTAAATGAAGCGTTATAACCATTTAAAACATTCACTGATACAATTTCTTTAATGTCAAGATTATTATTTTTATGAGGACAGACCATCCAAGACTGTTCATAACCATTTACAGTCATAGATAATACACCATTTTCATCAGTAAAATGATTGATAATGGGAACACAAATACAGAAATTATTATCAATAATTTTAAAAGGATACATAGTTGCAGTAGATTCTCTATGTACATCAGCATCTCTATTAGGAATCATTACTTCAACATTAGGAAGTTCATCGACATAATATGTGATACCATTCATAGTAAAGCTTTCAACATTATCAATATTTTTAACAATAGGAGTATATACCATATTTCCAATCATTTCAGTTAAATCTGTTGCATTATAATTATTAAAGAATTGAGTTTTAAAAATACCCATAATATGTTTCATATCTTCTCTAACATCTCGTTCATCAACAACATCCATACCAGGCCCATTAATTACTCTTTTATAAATAGAACCAGAATCATCAAAAATAGTAAGAACGTTGATCATTTGCATACTATCAATTGTTACCATATATGTAAAATCCATAGTTTCAACTGGCACAACAGGATATGCTTTATCGTTCCACACAAATGCAATTGGCTTTGTTTCAGAATAGAAACGAACTAAATTCTTATTAATAATTTCAAAATTTCTAATTTCTAATATATTATGAATAACCATATCATAATTTCGAATGTCCACAATATCTACAGTTAATAGTTCGGAACTATATTTATCAGAAACGTCCAATGTAATAGATTCAATAATATTTCTTAAAGAAATATAGTCAGGAGAACCATAAGCTGAACGAGGAAGTGATCTTTCAAAAGTATTAATACTTCTAACAACACCACTTACTTCCTTTAGATTATCACCATCTTGATAAATTAGACCATCAATAAAATCACCAATATGAATATCAGCAGAACGCTTTTCATAAGTAGTGGATAATGTTAACCGAAACATAATCTTTGCTTTTGCTTTAATATCTAAAACCTGAGGTACACATTTCATAATATATACTCTCCTTTCATAGTTATATTCGTTATTTTATTGTGCTTAATTATTTTGATATAAATTCACCCTTTAAACACATATGTAATAGAATAATGTGAGGAGGAATTTTAAAATGAGCAACAATGAAGGTTATTATGTAATTGATATTGTTACTGAAGACTCACGTCAATCTATTTTAGATGAAATGAAAGCTCTTAGTAACTTTTCAGTAAAGAAACAAAAGATTGATGATATTGAATCAGGATCATTAGTTATTAGTGAAATTGCAACTACTAAAAAAGAAAAACCGAAAAAGAATAAAAAGAAAAAGAAATCATTATTAATTGGTGCATTTGATGATGAAGACGAAATCAACGAAGAAGGAAAAACTCGTCAAGAAATTGATGAAGAATCATTATTAGATGTTGATTTAATTATGAGAGAACTTGAAGAAGAAGAATTAGATGAATCTATTATTGGTGAACAAAAGAAAAATTATAAAAAGAATAAAAAAGATAATAATGATTTTAAAAAGGAATTTGCTGATGAATTAGCATTATTATATAATTTATTAGATGAAACTTCTAAATTTGGTAAAGGATTAGAAAAAGATTTAAGTCAATTAAAAGGTAGTAAGGTTAGAGGTGTTTCTAAATACACCAATGATTTAACAGAACTAATTCTTACATCTAAACAAAATAAACTAAATATTCTAAAAGAAATCACTTCTGTAAAGAAAACAATTGCTGATCTGAAAATGAAAGCAGAAGCAAAAGATAAGCAGAAAGATAATGGTACAAATAGTCCTGAGTATCTAGCATCTGCATATCTACGTAATATTTTAAATCATGGTAGAACTGACTTCATTTCTACAATTTCTAATAATGGTATTGATCCAGATAATCCTTCATTATTATCTTCTAATGACTATATTGATGAGGAAGATGATGATAAGTACACTAAGTTTATGATGGATAGACTTGATAGTGATGAGAATCCTTATCGAAGTTCTGAAGGATCTAAATATATTGAATATGAAAATGATGATGTTAAATTACATGTAAAAAAATGTATTGACACTGGTGAGTGGGAATTTGTTGCACTAACTAAAACTGGTAAACAACTATATGATTATCCTTTACCTAGTAAACGAGATGCTGGTAGAATGAAATTTAGTGATGATGGCAATTATGCAACTGATGCAAAAGGACGTATGTATAATGTAATTGAATATTTCCTTCCTGATGATGATTAAATATAAAAAAGACAGATAGAAAATTTTCTATCTGTCTTTTTTTATTTTTCCCGGATGATACTATGAGCGTCCTTGATTCATTTTGATACTGTGATACTCTATGTAAAGTTGATTCATTAGGAATCCCTGATACAATTTTTTAGATTGATTCATTGTTGCCACATGATACTATCTGAAGAACTGATTCATTCCTTATCCTAGATACTATAACATGGGTTGATTCATTTTGACGTTCTGATACTATAATACGAGCTGATTCATTCCATATGTATGATACTATGTGAACACTTGATTATGTAATATAGAACGGTCTTAAAACTTCATCAAAGAATTTCTGAAAATCACCATAATAGCAACTCTCAAAATACATTTCTTCAACAAAGCTTTCATCCAGGCCATATTTCATACAACAAAGACTAATATTAGCCTTAGTATCAAAGCAGTAATCATCCTTGCTAACATGGTCCTGATAATAGGTGTTCATGGCATCCTGATTACCATCATCAAGACAACGGACGAAATGAGACTTATAGACAGTATCTACCTGATCAAGATTAGAAACCATCCAATAGCCAAGGAAAATTGTGCTTATTATAAACACTATTACACCCAATACCATAAACTTACACATGGCATCAGAGCAATACATACAAGGATGCTGATTCTGAGACTTATTCTTTTTCATGATGTTACCTTTCTGGTTTGTGAAGTTTTCCTTCTTCTTATTAAATAATAATGATTGAGAAGGATCATAGAAAATATTCTAATTATTTCCTTCTTTATTATGATTATAATATATATTTGAAAGTGTTGACTTTACGATTAAAAAAATACAGAGGATATTAATCCTCTGTATTTTTAATTATTGATTATTCTTCAACAATAGTTCCAATACATTCTGCGGTTTCCCACTTTTCTCTTTTAGGAGTATTATAATTATCGAGAATGCCTTTCATTCTCTTATATTCACCCTTTACTCTCTTTCTCTTTTCCTGCTTAGGAGTAACATATCTGGATCTTTCTGCATCCAGAATAATTCTACCAAATAAACTTCCAGAACCAGTATATTTCACCTGAAACATACCAACAGGAGACTTACCATACTCCCGAAGAATAAAGTCGGGAATAGCCTGATCCATACTCAGGAAGTCGTTGTGTACGGTATGTAATGCTTTCAATTCAGCATCACGATTATGTCGATAGAAAATATCAACTTGATCAACATTTACTCCTTCGGACATCATCCAACAAAGCATGGTGTCAACTGCCTTCAGATTCATCTTTTTTGCTTCAGCCATGATAGTTTTCTCCTTTAAAAATTAATTATTATGTAATTTAATTTTTGCTAAAGAAATTGCGATGTTATATTCTTTAGCAAAAATATTACTGCCATGATTATTGTTCACAGCGGTTTCAAACTCATCAATAGTTCCATTGAAATATCCACAAACAACACCAATATTATCATTGATATTATAAAATGTAGTATAATCATTTCTAGAACCAATAGGTCCAATTACTAAAATATCAGATATTTTAGTAATATTAGCATTTTCAGATACCCGAGCATTTCCAGATACCCAAACATATCCAGATACCTGAGCATCCCCATATACCTGAGCATTTCCAGATACCCAAACATTTCCAGATACCCAAGCATCTCCATATACCTGAGCATTTCCAGATACCCAAGCATTTCCAGATACCCGAGCATTTCCATATACCTGAGCATCCCCATATACCTGAGCATTTCCAGATACCCAACAATCTCCATCATGAGAAAGATTTTCTTCTTTCTCAATATATCCACCAAAATCACCCTTCGTAACATTCCATCTGGGAATATCATGAAGAGCACGAATTTGATACAGAGTTTTATCGGAAATAGTGATGGTATTGTTAGTCAATTCATATTTTTTGTTTATCATGGTACTAATATATCCTTTCTTTATGTATTTATATTATAATATATATTTATAATCTTTAATTTTACGAAAAAATATAAAGATAGAGAATAGTAAATACTATTCTCTATCTTTATTATATATAAAAATCACTGATATAAACTCATGCGATTAGAATAACAGAAATAAGTTGTTCCTAAGTGAGGAATTTGTACAGCTTTCCAAATACCACTACCCTGTCTAAAGTTTGCTTGGAAAACTACACTTTCAGGCATACAACGATAACCTTCTAATAATTTTTTAGCATTATTATAGGTTCTCTGATCAACTGTATATTTATTAAATAAATGTGGTGCGTACTGACCCTTCTGATAGGCAACACCCCTAACGGTATTAGGAAATTCAGGAGATGCAACTCTGTTTAATACAACATTACCAAACATAAGTTGCTGTTCATCTGTAATCCAATATGAGCCAGCTTCACAATACATAATTCGTGCCAAAATTTCTAAATCCTCAGCAGTATAGGAGGAATATTTAGGTACTTCAGGTTCTTTAGGAGGATTATAATTCATGATCGTATAATCTGCAACATATTCTTTCATAGGGTTTTTAAACACTCTATCTAGAATAACACATAACTGTGCTCGAGTTACAAAGTCATCTCCTCTAAATGTTCTATCAGAGAATCCACCAATATATCCTTCTTTAACAGCATATGCGATATATGGTTTCTGTTTATCACTAATTTTATCAGAGTCGGTGAAGAATAAATCAAATACCTCTGTATCGATACCAGTAGTATCAACACCTCTCATCTTTAATACAGTAGTGATAAGATCTGATCTTTTAACATTTTTATTTGGCATAAATAGCATATCACCAGTTTCAGTATTTCTCCACTTACCTAAATATGGACGTACTGCTTCAACATAAGGAGACATCACACTAGATTCATTGACATCATCAAATGCACTTACTCCTAAATCAACAACTGATAATTCTGCTATATTTGCAAGAATCTTTGCAAGTTCTACTCTAGTTACAATCTCGTCAGGTTTAAATTCTCCATCCTTATAACCATGAACAATATCACGGTTTGTTAAATCTGAGATTGTTTCATATGCCCAATGGCTTTCATCAACGTCACTGTATTGAATTTTAGTTTCAGTGACAATCTCATCTTGCACCTCTACGGCATAAGACTTTTCTGTCATAACTACTGGAATTGCAGCAATTATAACTGCGAGTGCAATCGCTAACTTAACAAATCTGACATTCATAATAAATCAAAAATCCTTTCTTTTTAAAATTTTATTTACATCGTCGTTTAACAACCATAAGCATTCACTTCCTTTTAATAATAGAAATTTACATTAATGTTTAGTACGGATTAACTTTTCAAAAAATATATTCATATAGGGAATCAAATGATTCCCTATATGAATTAAAATAATAAATTTTGTATAAAATCAATTACTACTCTAGCACCTTGGAAAGCTAATACAACCATAACACTACTCGCAATAACTAAATACATAAATAAGTCATCATCCATTTGAGTATCCTGTTGGTTTCTAAATAAATTAGCAATCTTATAACCAAGTGTAAATACAATAATTGTTATAATGATAGATCGTATCAAATACTCACCTCCCATTATCTTATTTCGATAATGTTGGCATTCGTATAATGTACAGGACTAGTACCTGTTAGGATAATATCAACATCGTAATTATCAAACATGTTATTATGTGTGATAAGGAAAACCTGTTCACTATCAATCATTTGCATTTGTTTTTCTAATATATTTAAAAACATTGCACGATTCTTTGTATCTAATGTAGCATCAATTTCATCTAATAAAAGAATATTATACTTTTTAATAGATTGAGTTATTAGTGCAAATGATAATGCTAATGATAAGAAACTACGTTCACCTTGCGATGCGTATACAACATCATTAATCCTAATATTATTTTTAATATATGGGATATTAAATTCGGTTGATGTGATATCAAAATCATCAATTTCAAAACCACCATCAAATACAATTTCCAATAATTCATTCACATACATTTTTGTATTCTTTAAATATAGTTGAATGAATAATAATGGAATACCTTTCGTAGAAGATAGTGATTCTTTAATTAAAGCAATTTCTTCAAATTGAGTATTTAATTGATCATGTTCTTTTGATAGATTATCAAACTCTTTCATAGTAAACATGAAATTCATAAGATTTTGATTTAATTTATCATATTCCCAATCAATTTCTTTTAACTGATTTACTAATTTTGTTTTTGATCCAATTAGATCAGATACCTTTGATAACTTAGTATGAATATTTTTAATCTCTACATTGATATCATCATACTCTTTTTCAAATGCTTGTTTATCATATAATAATTCTTCATACCGTTCTAGTTCGATAATCATATTAATGAATCGATTATGGTCATCATTTAAACCATCTATTGTATCTTTTAACTTATGAATTTCAGTTTCTGTCATATGAATATCATTATGTAATGAATTTTTCTCTTTCATAATAGCATCAATTGTCGACTGATTACTATTCATAAGTTTAATTTCAGCAGATAATTCTTTTAATTTAGACTTATTATTAAGATAATCATCATATTCTTCCGAAAGAGAAATCATATCAGTAATGACTCGTTCATCAAACAGTGAAGGAAATCCACCCTGTATATTTTTTAAAACAATATCCACTTTAAAATATGGAAGATTGCCTTTTTCAATAAGATAATTATTAGATGATATTAAACTAAATATATGAGCAATGTTTGTATCAATATCCAACATATCATATATTTTATTTTTATCATTCTTTAAGGATTCTAAACTTTTTGATTCCGTATTATCATCTTTTGAAAATAACATATCATATAGAAATAGATACGGGCAGTCATTTGTCACACAATCACTAGGCTTAAATAATACAATACACTCATCATCATTTATTTTATTTTTAAATTGAGATGTGATTTTCAAAATTTCTTGATCAATACGTTTAATTTCTTTATTTACATAAGATGTAATATTAACTCCATCCCTAATTAAAGAAATTGTTTTATCAATCATTTTATTGTCGAATTCATAAATTTTATTTGCAATAAAATCCATCTCTTTTAGAATACCCAATAATACCATGAGATTATCTTTTGTATAAATTGGAGTATTATTTTTAAATAATTTCTCCTGCTCATCTACTTTATCATGAATAATACGATACATTTCCATTACTTGATGATAATCAACAACAGATGTGTACATTTTTTCTTTATCTTCTACTGCCGATAATTTATTATATAGATCACTCAATTTTTCATTATAGAATGTCAGCATATTATTATTCATAGTAATATCAGCAGATAATCTAGTACATTCATTTTGTGCTGATTGTATTGTGTGTTCAAGAGTACCAAATATTGTAACACAATATTTATTAACTTCTTTTTCTTTTCGTTTAATTTCCTCCGAATAATAACTTTTACGTGATTCTAAATCTCTTAGTAAATTATTTATTTTATCAATACCTTCAGGAATAATTAAACCAATTTTTCCTTCAATTGAACCAATATCTTGTTGGATAATTGATTTCTTTTCAGATAACATTTTTAACTTAGATTCAGTACTTTCGATATCCTGTTGTAATAAGTCAACATCAACTACATTTAGCTTTGTTAATTTATCACTAACAGTTCTTATCATACTTCGTAATACTCTGTTATCTTCAGAAATCTTTTTAAATAACTCATTATACACATTAATGTCAGACAATAAATCTGATGTAAAATTTTTTCTTTCGGTCGCCTTCATATCAATTAAATTAGACACATTAGAACCTAATCTAAGTAATCTCAGAAAATCTAATTCTAATGATAACTCTAATTGAATTGTTTCATTGAATGAACTAACATTACCGTTTGGATTTAATTCAACGCCATTTTTTTGAATAAAAGATTTAACAGTTGTACCAGTCTTTTTATTTTTATAATGGTGCTGAATTTTATATATAGTATCATTATATTGGATGTGAATTTCTTTAAATCCATCATGTCCGTCCATAATGATATTTGTATTAGCACGAACATCCATATTCCCCGAATATGCAAATGGATGTAACGTACTTAATATACTTGTCTTACCAGATCCATTAGGCCCAACAAATAAAATAATTCTATTTTGTGATTGAGTAAAATCAATCGTTATCTCTCTTTTATTCATTGCTGTGTATATAGTTGCAAAATTTTTTAATTGCAAATATAATATTTTCAAGGTTCTCCAACCCTTTCTTTAATGTAAATCATCGCTGTTTATAACAATAGGGCCAGGTAAAGGATTAATATTATCTAATCCTGCATCATACACCTTAACCTCAAATTTCAAACCTAAAATCTCACACCATCTTAAGAAATTAGGAACAGTCATTTTTGTAGGTTTCGTTAAAGCAGATTTCATGTTATTTAAACTATACTCATTACCAAATCTGCTTTTATAATTTTTTAAGTTAATATCTTTATCGATGATTGCTTTCTTAATGATATATTTTAAGAAGTCATCATCTTCAGTTATCATAGGTTTATAACTACTGGAATTATTATTAATGATTTCAATATCATCTAAATCAATAAATGCAGTTTTAGCAGATTCAATTGATTCAAAGATACTATCAGTACTTAATTCATTGATGTTATCTACACTGTATTTTTCTTTATATTTCTTTTTAGGTTCTTCAAATACATACTCACCATTGATTTTATAAATACCTGGTAAAGTAATATCATCTTTTGATTTTACTTTACCACGATATACATATACATAATCATCAATGATATATGCAACATTTTTCTTTAATGATTTATTTTCATAGAATACATCTACATTGTAATAATCATCATCAATAATAATTACAGGCTGTGTCCCAATAAATACATTACATTTCATGATAGTTGCCACCCTTCTATTATTGTCAATAATATAATATATAATTCAAATTCAGTTTGGTAATCCACTCATAATGTCTTCTGTTTCTTTAGAAAAATTAGCAGTTACTGTTTCAGGTTCTTTATTATCCCAAACAAATTTATTTCGTCTGTAACTATTAGTTATAGATTGATTATTATTTAAGATTTCATCTTTATAATACGACACATAATAATTTAATAATAATTGAGAATATTGATATAAATCAATCTTCTCTAATGTATATAATACAGTTTCTAATTCTGTAAATGTTAACGGAATAACATTTGATGTTTTATTAATAAATAAATTAACACCCTCATATGATGTTTCATTTTCATCATATATTATAGCAGGTATTCCGATAATAGCACTATTCGTTCCTAATTGTAATAGTTCTTTAGCTTCATCTGCAACATCTTGGTGAAGTATAAGTTCATCGCCTTTTACGACAAATAAATCTTTTTTATACATGTTTTTAACCAATCGTCTAAAGAACATAATAACTTGAAATATTGAATGTTGATTTATGAGTAATGATTTGGTTTTATCGAATCCAAAATCATTATTTTTATCTACAACATCAATTGATATGAATGCTGCACAATTCACATACACATATCTATCTTTACCATATTCGGTTTCATTATGAAACTGAAATGTAAATTTTCCATTGTCTGCTTTTAATTTAACATGTAATTTTAATGTCATTGTTTTAAATGTTAATAAAGTTCTAGTGATTTTAATAGGTGGATTCCCCATTATAAATTACCACCTTTCGTAATATTATACATACGTTTTCGACTATATAATTTTCTACTTTAAAAAAATATTTGGGTATATGGATCATAATAAATCCATATACCCAAATCATTAATCGATTATTTTAATTTCATCAGTATCTAAATTAATTTCGATATAATATAATCCTTCTCGATATCTTTTGATCGTATCCATAGTAATACTATGTTTTGAATCATTAATATCTAAAAGATAATCATAATACTCTTTGGAATTATCCAATGGAGATGTAATATTTAAACATTCATCATCCATTAACAAATTGGTTTCAATGTCTTTATCAAAATTATATTTGAATTCTTCTGGTTCATGAGCATCATTAAAATATAATCCATGTGTTTTACAAAATGGTGTTGCTAATGATGATGTACCAGGATCTGAGGTTCCGCAGACATTAAGATCAATACGTCCAATATAAGATGGATGAATAGATCTATATTTGGCACTGATATTATTGTCGTTCTTATTTCCTAAGCTATTCGGACCTTTAGATGTTAACTTTAACTTTAAGAAGAAATCCATGTCGTTAACCCGGTCATCGAAGCGCAACAAGCCGCTCGAGTGTAATTGAGATAAAATAATATCACCATTGAATTTAAATATCTCTTTTACATTTTTCATAGTGGCTTTATTACCCATTGCAATGATACGATTGACCCTCTCTGAAAAGATTTTAGTTAATAAAGACGCAATATCATTTATGTTCACATAAGGTCGTTAATCTTATGCAGTTCTCTTATGAACTTCTCTATATTTCTATAGAGATCAGACTATATCTTAACTATTTAAAATAGCAATACCCGTTTCGAGCTCACTTAAGCCCTACTTCCTTTCGGAATAGTCGTTGAACCTTCACCTATTTATTAATTTTTTAATATTTATCAAAATTATACTTCATAGAAATATTCTTCCAAACTTTATGATTGCGTAATGAATAACACATAGTTTTAAAAGTAGATTGTTCATTTTTATTTATCAAATTATAATAATCATATAATTCCGATACTTTAACACCGTTACTCATAGATTTACAAATAAATTCTATATCTTCAGGCTTCCATTTAGTTGTTATATAATTACTAAAATCATACGTATTTGATAAGTGAGACCATAGCTTTTTATTACGTATTTTAGCACACATGCCTCTAAATGCTAAGAAATCATTTTCAGAAACATTTAAATCTTTAGCTATATCACGAACATGTATTCCTTTGGACATCTGTTCACATATGTAAATTATTTGATCATCTGTCCATCTTGAAATATTGTGATGTCTTAAACTTTTTATAACATTGTCCTTTGCATTTAATAATCGTAAATTAGATTTATGGTTATCTAATTTATTATTGTTAATATGATCAATGTGCATACCATCAATTAGTTTTCCAATATAAGTTTCATATACTAATTGATGAACTAATCTATCTAAATAAACACCATCATCATTAGTTAAAGATAGTCTTAAATATCCAACTTTATTAAAACTTTTCTTTAAAAAAGCTTTCATTTTAGTACTATATATCATACCATCTTCACTAATATAATAATTTGTAAAATTTGGTATTGGTCTAAATACTTTATCTAGAATAGTAATATGGTCATCATGTTTAATTATATATTTTTGATCAAATATATAATTTAATTGCCGATATCCCGTAAGGGTTTTCTTATATTTTACAGGTAAATCTATAATACCAACAAATATTGATAATGTTAATTTAATTAAATCAACAACTACAAATTTTTGTAAATTATCAGAAAATAAATTTACAGTATTATTATCATAATCGATATCTATAAAATCTCCAGTATTAAATTTTCCGATATTTTTTCTTACTTGTATAAACCCATTTGGATATATGATATAGTTAGTAAATCCTGGAATTATATTATATTTTACATTATTTTTTAATTCCAATGAATCATTCCTCTCATATGGTATATCATATAATTAATAAATATTATAATAGGTGATTGGCTGCGGATTATCCAATTTCAATAATTTTTACTATACCTATGATAGTTACTCATAGCCACTTATATATTACTATATAAATTTAGTATATTGAACTCTAAGGATTTTCCCGCAATTAAAGTATTAAGAGCTAATTGCTAACTCATTGCATCGTAATCGTTTATTACCTAAATCTAAATTATCTTTTCTTCTTAATGGCTCAAAATTTTGTACTAACCATCTAATAATAGAATATATGCTCTTAGTATGAATTGGGTGTAATTTTAAAATTCTTTTTGTCGTATCATCAATAATACGATTAAAGAATGTCATTGTTTTTTGACCTTTATCATACTGTGAATTCTTATTAGATGTACCGATAGCACCAATTGTTTCAATCCAATAATGTTTATTAAATAAATCATCAATACTAACTCGGTTAGACATGATTTTTAAAATCATAAACGTTACAGATTTAACATATGTGTACTTCATAAAGAATTCTCTATTTACTTCAATAAATAATTTAGAATGAATTTGGAAGTAAATATACTTCTTATTATCAATTACTTCTGAAGTAAAATTCATAATTTTATCCATGGAGAAATACTGTAATGCCCAAACAATTCCTCCATTTGCTAGATAAAATAACATAATATCCATATCTTTTCTAAAGATATTAATGGTATATGTTGGTGCCATAAATGCTTCACCAGATGTAGAAACTGATGTATATTTCTGCATTTTAATAATAACTGGCATCATACTTTTAAGAATTAAACTACTTTTTGTAGTATAAGTGGAGTTATCGACAATTTGCCATAACAGAAAATATTTATTTCCTTTTACTGTATAATATCCATCGTCATCTGGAATTGGGATTAGAATTTTCTTAGTGATAGTTTCTTCCTCATCACCACATTTTAAATCAAATGTTAATCTCAATTCAGCATTTCGATTATCATACATATACATGTATTTTGTTGATTTCGATTCTTTTTTTCCTCTTGCACGTTGGTCAATATATTCTGATGTATTAATGTCAGCTTCATTGGTAATTAGTTCATATCCTTTGAATTTGATATATTCTAATACCTCTAATGATTTACAACAATCGATAATATAATCAACTAATTGACCATCTTCTATTCGATTAATTAAATCAAAATTTATTTGATCTTCATTTGGGTTATTATATGCTTGTAAGAATTTTCTCATGTTGTACATAACCCTCCATATTTAAATAAATTAATTTAAAAAAATACAACCTGAGACTATATTAATCTCAGGTTGTATTTTAAATTGCAACAAAATCTCAATCAGATACGTATTAACCGATGAAATTAATCATCTTGGTCATCTTCTAATTCGATATCTAGTGCAACACATGTAGAAATTTCTAATTGTTCTTCAAGAACTTTAAATAGATCTCTCTTAAGTGCTTTAATGTCACTATCATCGAGTTTTGCAGATAATTGTATAGTATACCATTTCTTAGACATATTAGTCTTCATCTTCAGTTAGTTCATCAGACTTAATAATAGTCTTCAGAATAGTACCGGGCTGAAGGAAGGGAGTGAAATTACCACCCTTTTCACTATCGTCAGGAGACTCACGATAAGTGATACCCATTTCAATTAAGTTCATTAGATTAACAACTCTGTCAGAGTCCTTGTCTCTATTCTGTTCAAGGAACTTTGCAGCAGAGTAAATGAACTCATATACAATAGTGGGGATTGCCTTTGCTAGGCTAATCTTAATAGAATGCTCTTTTTCTAGAATTGCCTGACAGTCATTTGCAATTCTTTCGAGGTCTGCCTTTTCCTGTGCAGTACCATTGAACTCAATTAACTTTGCATTTTCTGATGCCATTTTAATTACCTCCATTAATGTTTAAATATAAGTGGAACTTACTTTTATGTTAACAGAGAAATAACTTTTTATTTTTCCCTGTCACATACTACTATAATATATACTTGAAATTTCTTTTAATTTTTTCTATAGATAATTGTATATTGATCACCATATTGTCATAAATATGAATATCATAATTATTAATGTTGATACTGTTAAAGTTGCAATAGTACCTGCTTCTGAATCTGACATACTTCTACCATTTAATTTAAATAAAAATCTAATCATACTTATAATGTATATTAATGATATTATCACTTCACTAATAAGTATACCATATCGCATTATTGTATACCTCTTTTTATAGTTATCATATAGTATTGATAATTGTTAATACCAAAAGCATTAA